ATTTTCAGCAGCAGAACCTACTTTATTTTCAGAAGCAGAACCTACTTTATTTTCAGCAGCAGAACCTACTTTATTTTCAGCAGCAGAACCTACTTTATTTTCAGCAGCAGAACCTACTTTATTTTCAGCAGCAGAACCTACTTTATTTTCAGAACCTATATCTTTATATAATGTTACTCCAGTAATTAACCTTGACGACATACCTATTCCGATGATAACTAATGGAGGTCAAATGACTTATGCTAAACGTATATTACAAGAGGGAGACAAAATAGTAATTATAATTGATTATCAATATAATACTGAATATACTGAAACAAATGATGGTTTCTCATTTTATACAACCGACGGTTCAACTGTCGATTATTATAATAACAACACTTCTAACCTTACAATAATAGATTATAATAATGTTCCTTTAGCAAAAAATGGATACCAATTTAGTGGACCAACTGCTGGGTTAATAGGCATAACGTTAGCACCTAATTCAGGCACTCCTACAATAAATTCAAATACAAGCTTATATGGTTGCTTTTACAATTGTATCAATTTTGATACTAATATGAATAATTGGGATTATAGTAATGTGATTAGTTTAGAATCTATGTTTCAAGGTGCTATAAATTTTAACAATGGTTCTCAAGAATTTATCTTGAATACAAGTAATTTATTAACTACAACTAAATCGTTGTTCCATGACGCACCTAACTTTAGACAAAAAGTTAGCTTTAATGATACAAGTGGTGTTACTAATATGGATTTCAAGTTTAAAAATGCTACTACTTTTAATAAAAATATTAGTCTTTTGGATGTTAGTAGTGTAACAACTATGGAATCTATGTTTCACGGTGCAATCGTCTATAATAATGAGTCTCAACCACTAATATTGAATACAACTTCTGCTTTAACAACAACTAATTCTATGTTTTATGAAGCGGCTATTTTTGCTCAACAAGTTAGCTTTAATGATACAAGTGGTGTAACTGATATGGCGAATATGTTTTATGGTGCGATCGCTTTTAACAATAATTCTCAGCCACTAATATTTAATGATACAAGCAGTGTTACTGATATGAGTTATATGTTTTATGGTGCTACTGTTTTTGCTCAAGAAGTTATCTTTAATGATACAAGCAGTGTTACTGATATGAGTTATATGTTTTATAATGCAACAGCCTATAATAATGGTTCTCAGCCACTAATATTGAATACAAGTAATGTTACAACTATGACTTATATGTTTTATGGTGCAACAGTATTTAATAATGGTGAAACTACAAATACAGGTTCAAAACTAATTAATTGGTCTTCACCAAAATGTAAATCATTTGCACATATGTTTCAAAACGCTCCTGCGTTTAATCAAAATGTAAATAATTTATTAAGGGACGGAACAGGTGATAATTGTTCATTAGAAAACATGTTTTTTAATGCAACAACATTTAATAATGGCGGCGGAACAAATCCATTAACTTGGAATACAACCAAATGTACAAATATGTCAGGGATGTTGAATAGAACACGTAATTTTAATCAACAACTTATTGATCCACAATTTCCTTATTGGGATACATCAAGCTGTACAAAAATGTCTTCTATGTTTGCTAATACCAATGTATTTAACCAGACAATTAATTTTACAAATACAACCAATTGTACAACTATGGCTTCTATGTTTGAAAATGCCAATGTATTTAATAATGGTGGTGGAATAAATCCATTAAGATTTGATACATCCAACTGTACATCATTTTTAAATATGTTTAAAACTGCTTCGCAATTTAATCAACAACTTCTTGACCCACAAAGTAATACTTGGAATACATCCAACTGTACAACTATGTCAGGTATGTTTCAAAATGCAATAAATTTTAATAATGGAGGTAGTAATTCTATAGGTAATTGGGATACAAGTAGCGTTACAAATATGGAATCTATGTTTAATGAAGCAAGAGCATTTAACCAAAATATTGGTGGATGGAATACAACTAATGTATCTAAAATGAATTATATGTTTTTTAATGCAATAGGATTTAATAATGGTGAAACTACAGGAATACAACAATTAAGTTGGTATGCACCATTCTGTACATCATTTTTTGGGATGTTTTTTAATGCGATTGCTTTTAATCAACCATTACCATATTTAGTAGATACTTCTGGTGTTGCCAATTGTGATATGACAAATATGTTTCATGGCGCAGCTAAATTTAATAATGGAGGAAGTAATTCTATAGGTAACTGGACTACTAATAATGTGATATCAATGGCAAGTATGTTTGAAAGAGCAGCCGTATTTAATCAAGATATTGGTAATTGGACTACGAGTAACGTTACAAATATGAGTTTTATGTTTGAAAGAGCAGCCGTATTTAATCAAGATATTGGTAATTGGACTACGAGTAAATGTACATTAATGGTAAATATGTTTAAACTTGCAACAACATTTAATCAACCACTTAATCTATGGGATACAAGTAGTGTTACAAATATGGCTTCAATGTTTGAATCAGCAGCCGTATTTAATCAAGATATTGGTAATTGGACTACAAGTAAGGTTACAAATATGAGTTTTATGTTTGGTGCATCAATAGGAACAACCGCATTTAATCAAGATATTGGTAATTGGGATACAAGTAGTGTTACAAATATGAGTTTTATGTTTGTTAATGCAAGTGCATTTAATCAAAATATTGGTAATTGGATTACAACTAAATGTACAAATATGGCTTCTATTTTTCAAAACGCACAAGCATTTAATAATGGTGGACAGCCATTTAACTGGTCAGCATCACCCAACTGTACATCATTTGCAAGTATGTTTTCTAATGCAAAATTTTTTAATCAAAATGTAAATAGTTTATTAAGGGACGGAACAGGAGCAACTTGTTCATTAGCAAGCATGTTTAATGGTGCATTAGCATTTAATAATGGTGGCTCAAGTTTAATCTGGGATACACGCAATTGTACATCATTTGTAAGTATGTTTTCTAATGCAACTTCATTTAATCAAAATGTAAATAGTTTATTAGGGGACGGAACGACTAATTTATGTTTATTAGCAAACATGTTTATTAGTGCAACAGCATTTAATAATGGTGGCTCAAGTTTAATCTGGGATACAAGCAAATGTACATCATTTGCAAGTACGTTTCAAGGTGCTCGTGCATTTAATCAACAACTTCTTAATCCACAGGGTGGTTCTTGGGATACAAGCAACTGTCAAACAATGGCAAATATGTTTAATGACGCTCGTGTATTTAATAATGGACAAACTGGTTCGACTACTGGAGCGGTTGCTGGTTCAAATCGATTAAACTGGAATACTAGTAGTGTAACAACGATGCAAAGTATGTTTCAAAGTGCATCAAATTTTAATCAGACAATTAATTTTACAAATACAAATGGTGTAACAACGATGCAAAGTATGTTTCAAAATGCAGGTTTTAATAATGGACAAATTGTTAATGTAGGTTTTCTACCATTAACCTTGTCGGGTTCCGGCTGTTCATCATTTGTAAGTATGTTTCAAAACGCTCAAGCATTTAATCAAAATGTAAATAATTTATTAGGTTCTGGAACAGGTTTAAGTTGTTTATTAACAAACATGTTTTCTGGTGCAACAGCATTTAATAATGGACAATTTGGAACGGTTCCTGGAACAAATCCATTAAACTGGAATACTACTAGTGTAACAACAATGGTTTCAATGTTTCAAAATGCAACAAAATTTAATCAGCAACTTCTTGATCCACTAAATAATCCTTGGAATACAACCAACTGTAGAGGTATGAATGCAATGTTTTCTGGTGCATCAGCATTTAATAATGGACAATCTGTGGGTAGTACTGGAACAAATCCATTAAACTGGAATACGATCAACTGTACAACATTTGCAAGTATGTTTTCTGGTGCATCAAATTTTAATCAGCAACTTCTTGATCCACTTCTTACTTCTTGGAATACAAGCAACTGTACAACAATGTCTTCTATGTTTTTTAATGCAACAGCATTTAATAATGGACAACCTGGATCGACTTTTGGAACGGTTGCTGGTTCAAATCCATTAACATTTAATACGATCAGCTGTACATCATTTGCAAGTATGTTTTCTGGTGCATCAAGATTTAATCAGACAATTAATTTTACAAATACAAATAGTGTAACAACGATGCAAAGTATGTTTCAAAACTCAGGTTTTAATAATGGAGCTCAGGTTAATGTAAGTTTTATACAATTAACCTTGTCGGGACTCAGCTGTACATCATTTGCAAGTATGTTTTCTGGTGCTGCATCTTTTAATCAAAATGTAAATAATTTATTAGGTTCTGGAACAGGTTTAAGTTGTTCGTTACAAAGTATGTTTTCTAGTGCGGGTCAATTTAATAATGGTGGACCTAGTGGAACCGCACCTTTAACATGGACTACTGGTAATGTTAGAACCATGGCTTCTATGTTTCAAAACGCAACATTATTTAATCAAAATATTGGTAATTGGACTACTGGTAATGTTACAACCATGGCTTCTATGTTTCAAAACGCACCAGCATTTAATAATGGTGGACAGGTAATAAGTTGGAACGCACCAAGTTGTACATCATTTGTAAGTATGTTTCAAAATGCAAGAGTATTTAATCAATCATTACCAAATTTGGTGGATACATCTGGATTAAGTGGTTTTGCTCCAAATGGTGTTTGTTTATTATCAAACATGTTTAATGGTGCTGCAGCATTTAATAATGGTGGACCTAGTGGAACCGCACCTTTAACTTGGAATACAAGTAAGGTTACAAATATGTCGTCTATGTTTTTAGGTGCACTAGCATTTAATCAAAATCTTAGTGGATGGAATACAGGTTTAGTAACAGATATGTCGTCTATGTTTTCAGGTACTTCAGCTTCAATCGCAAACGCAACAAAATTTAATAATGGACAAACTTCATCGGGTGCTGGAGCATACCCTTTAACTTGGAACACCACCAACGTAACTACTATGGCAAATATGTTTCGATATTGTATTCCTTTTAATCAATATATAACAACATCAGGTTCAAATTGGAATACTAATAATGTGACCACTATCGCTTCTCAATTTCAAGGTGTTAATAACTTAAGTGTTGGAAAATGTTTATTTAATAATGGACAAATTTTTGGTGAAATAACAGCACCAATGGGATGGACATTTAATATACCAATATCATTAGTAAACCAGACTAATTTTAGCCAACACTCTAATTTAACTAATCCAAATAAACCTGCTGGAATTACACAATAATATATATAATATAATATATTATATTAACCGAAGATGATATTAGATTTGTAATGTTTCCAAATTATTAGTTATTATAAATAAAATTATTAGTTATTATTATATATGTCTCGAGAATTAGACTTGGATATAAATAATTATGATTTAGATGATTTATTAAAATTATTTAATATTTCAAAGAACGTGAATGCCGAAGATTTAAAAAAAGCAAAAAGTAAAATGTTAAAAACCCATCCAGATAAATCGGGATTAGATCCGAAATTTTTTCATTTTTATTCACAAGCTTATAAAATCTTGTATGGAATATGGGAATTTAAACAAAAAGGAAATACTAATACGACAGATTATGTTCCATTTGAATATACAAATAAAGGAGAAATATTAGATAATTGGTTCAGAGACAATAAAACATTAAAAGAAAATAAAAATTCATTTAATGAATGGTTTAATGAACAATTTAATAACGCAAAAATTTATAGCGAAACCGAAAAAAAAGGATATGATGATTGGCTAAGAAGTAGAGAAAATGATGAAAATGTAGAAATAAAAGATTTGAAAACGATGAATAAATATATTGATGATAAAAAAAAACATTTACGTGAATTATCATTAATTAATAGACAAGAAATAGAAGAGATGTGGAATACAAATAGTATATCTGCATCAGATTTATCAACAGATGCTCCAAGTAACTATGATTCAAACATGTTCTCTACTTTATGTTATCAAGATTTACAAAAAGCACATACAGAATCAATTATTCCTATTACTAATGAAGATTATGAATTGAAACAAAAATTTAATAATGTAAATGAATATATTTCTTTCAGGAATACACAAGATATAACACCTATTGATAATAATGATTATTTAATAAATAAGCAAATGAAAAAAGATGAGATTGCAATTCAAACAGCTTATAATTTAGCAAAACAAACTGAATTGGCGAAAAAAAAAAGCGAAGGATTTTGGAAAAGTGTACAATTATTAAATTAATGTTATAAATAATATTTTTATTATAATAAATATATTTATTATAATGACAAAAAGCAATAACAAAAATGGTATAAATTATATAATTATAATATTAATTGGATTAGTAATATTATATTTGTGTCAAAGGTATCAAAAAAAGCTGGATAGAGATAATGTAAATGAAGATAATAGTATGATTCAAAAATATTTATTATCTTCTACAGAAGATTTTAGGTTAAACAAGTCATCAAAACCGATTCTATGGTTATATGTTCCTCATTCATATAATTCAAGAAACTGGTTATCTTTTGGTTCTCGTTCTTCTGATAATTTAAATCAACCTTATTTATATCTAACTGTGAAATCAATTATAGACAAATGTGACAATTCATTTTATATTTGTATAATAGATGATTATTCATTTTCTAAATTGTTACCTAATTGGAATATAAATATGGATAGGATATCTGATCCTATGAAAAAAAACGTGATAGATTTAGGTTTAACCAAATTATTATACATGTATGGTGGATTAAGAGTTCCTATTTCTTTTGTCTGTAACCGTGATTTAATTTCTCTATATTATCAGGGAACAGAAAATGATACTCCTTTTTTATGTGAATTTGTAAATAGAAATATAACTTCTACGTATTATGATTTTTTTCCAAGTATTGAATTTATGGGAACAAATAGAGAAAATCCAGTCATTGGAGACTTAATAGAATTTATTCAAGTAACTATTTCGCGTGATTATACAGACGAAGTAAATTTTTTAGGAGAATTTAATATATGGTGTGATAAGAAGATAAAAGAAAATAAAATTAGATTAATAGATGGGTCATTAATTGGAACAAAAACAACAGATAATCAACAAATATTAGTCGATCATCTATTATCAGGGAATTATATTAAAATAAACAAAAAAACATATGGAATTTATATACCTCAAAATGAATTAATGTCACGACATCATTATAATTGGTTTCTTCGTATGTCTCCCCAACAAGTTTTGGAAGGAAATATGATTATATCAAAATATATTTTATTAGCTAATATACCAGAAGGACAAATGAATATAGTAGAGAAACTGAGAAATAAAAATAAAAATAAAATAACAGAGTTTTTTAAGAATAAATGGATACAATTTTGGCAAGTACCATCAGGAGCACCTAATTGGGGAATGAAACCAATCTATTTGGGATATAATATTCGTGGAAATAGTTATCCAGAAATAGTTCCTGGTCCTTAATTATTCTGGTCCTTAATTATTCTGGTCCTTAATATAAATACATTTTCTCTATATTATAAAATGGATTTGACTATCCAACCAGAGTTTTATACTGCTACAATTGATAATCATGGAAATTATGTTGATTATATCCCTTCTTTCCAAATGAAAAATGGAATTCGTTGTATGTGTGGTTCAAGAAAAGATAAAATATATACTAATTCAAATGCTTTTATTACTCATACAAAATCACAAACACATAAAAGTTGGATAGAATATTTGAATAATAATAAAATGAATTATTTCAAAGAAAATAGAGAAATGAAGGATATTATTCACAATCAAAAAATAATTATTGGAAATTACGAAAAAGATATCCTTTCTTTGAAAGCAGTTGTTGAACATTTGGAAAAGAAAAAAGAAACATTAACTACTATTGATTTGTTGGATTTTTAATTTAATTTTAATTGAATTAATATAAGTTAAGAACTTATATTAATTATTAATTATTAATAATATGAACAAAAGAAGAAAGAAAGAAATATCTAATAGTATTATAAGAAAAATAAAAAATATAATATACTCAAGATTTAATTTAAATAATAAAAATGTATTTTCAGTGATTAAAGGTTTAACTTATAAATTAATACATACAATATTTATTTACACATTATTATTAATAGGATTATTTAATGTAAATTTATTACAATTAATAATAATATTAATTATTATTACCTTAGATGCTGTTACAGTTGTTGTGTTACATGGATGTCCGTTGACATTATTAGAAAAAAAATATTTAAAATGTGATGATTTTAACGATTTTTGTTGTTATATGGAAGACGTAAATATATTATATAAATGTGATCACGAGTATGAGAATACACTTGAATTTATAGCAATTGGTTGGTGTTTAATTGTTTTTAAAATTATTTCTATAATATTATTAAAAACATTTCACATTAATTATAAACAAATATCGTATAATTAAATATTTTTTAATGTTCATATAATTAATGAACGCATTAAATAAATTAGAAAAGAATAAATTAGAAAAGAATAAATTAGAAAAGAATAAATTAAAAAAGAATAAATTAAAAAAGAATAAATTAAAAAAAGACGAATATTGTCATATTAATCAGATTTGCGATTCTATTTTTACAAATTATTTATCTTGGATATTTATATATATATCCGTTATTATTCTATCACCTAATAATATTTTAAAAGGGATTATAAATTATATAATATTACAAATATCTTATTATGTTGCTCATTACGGATGTCATAATAAAAGCAAAATATATAATAAAATATATAATATTTTGGAAATGTATAATAACAGTATTTTAAAAATGTATAATAAAAAAATTTGTGATATTTTAATACATTTTCACAAAATGTCTTGTCTTTTGCATTTATATCATCACAAACATTATGATTTTTTTATATTTTTTCAAGTGATTGTTGAATTTACGTATTTGCCAATAATATGCATTATTAATTATTTTACAATAACATATTTTAAATTTGAATTTTTTGATATTTGGCTTAATTTATTCGGAATAATATTATATAGTAGTATACATAATATAAATTATGGTATGTTTCATGTGAATGATGTTCATTCATTACATCACGAAAATCAAGCGACAAATTATGGTCCAGATTTGTGGGATGTTATTTTTAAAACGAAAAATAAAAAAAATAAATCAATTGAAAATACAAATCATTATTTACCAAACATAATTATAATTTTATGTATTTTGTTATTTTTAAAAAATAATGTTTCTGACAAAATAATTAATAATGTGCTTTTTTATGTTAACATTTTTATATATATTAGCTATGTGTTAGGTACCATTTATTTATATTTGTTTAATTTTGATTTAGTTAAAATTAGTGAAAAATATAATTGGTGACAATAACATTTGCGTTTGATTAGTATATACTATACATTTATAATTTATTTCATATGATATTTATATTAAAATATACATAATAATTTATATCATATGAAGAACGATCGTATTTAATTTCGTTTTTATAAATAATTTTATTAAAATTGCAAATTTGACGCACGACTGTCATGAAAGAATTGTATGTAATAGTTTTATCTATATATTTTCTTTTTGAAATATGATAATAATCTCTACATAAATCAAAAAAATCTTTTATATAACTATTATACGTTCCTTTTTTAAAAGAAATAATATTGATAATATAATAATCTTTATTTTTAACGCATATTTTATCTAACAATTCAAATAAATATTCATTTGGTATTTTTTTTTTAAAAATTTGAGTAGACATATTAATACAATATATATTTTAAATTATCAATATTTTGATTATCATCATAAAATTATAACGCATCTTTATATAATGTCAATAATATTATTTGTAAATAAAGATAATTCTATTTCGTCTTCATGAATATTATGAAAAATATTTATATATTTACATATGATTGATATGATATTGTATTTTTTTTCATCATTTAATATTTTTGTATATTTAATAAATAAATAATAATTATCCAAAATATCCATTACAGAATATCCGTTGTCGTATATAGATAATAGAATATTGATTGCTTCTGTTATTTGTTTGTTTTTTACAAATTCTGTATATTTTGCGAATGTAATAAAACTAATATTAGTACAAATATTATTAGCTATTTCTAATGTAATGACATTATTTAATAATTTAAATTTTTCCATGTAATTAATTAAAATTTTGGATGTATTATTACATATATTTAAAATAAATTCTTTTGCGTCATTCTCTATAATAATATTTTCTTTTTCGCAAATATTATTCATAACTTTTTTTAAATCTTCACATTTAATTGTATGAATACGAATTAAATAAAAACGCGATTGTATACTCTCAATAACTTTCAATAAATTATTACAAGAAGCAATAAAATGAACATTATGAGAATACTTATCAATAAAATTTCTAAATATTTGTTGGCTTTGTTCGTTGATTATATCAATATCATCTAATAATAATATTTTTTTTTTATTTTTAATAGATGACCTTGTTTGACAAAAAATTTTAACATCATTTCTGTAATAATTAATACCTTGTTCTCTCAAATTATTTATTTCTAAAATGTTGTTAGAATATTCTTGTAGAGAAATATCTTTATAATATTCTTTTACGATAGCATTCAAAATAGATGTTTTTCCAGAACCAGGATTTCCAATAAATAATATATTTAATTTATCTACATTGATTAGTAATTTTATGGTTATCTTAAAATCATCAGTTAACGCAAAATCGTCCAAATATCTTGGTTTATATTTATCTATAAATAAATTTTTTAAAGACATAAATATTAATTAAATTAATATTTATATAAAATTAAATTATATTATAAATAATAATGTTTTCTCAGAATAAAGAAGACTCTCATTATGCAACATTAGGAATTCCTGAATCAGCTTCTTCTGAAGAAATCAAAAAAGCATATCGTTCATTATCACTAAAATTCCATCCTGACAAGAACCCAACTGGACAAGAAATGTTTCAAAAAATAAGTGCGGCTTTTGAAGTCTTAGGTGACCAAGATAAGAAAAAAGAATATGATTTTATGAAAAATCATAAAGGTTTTTCACCAAATGGAATGATGGATGATATGGGTGATATTAATGATTTATTATCCAGTTTATTTGGTGGAATGCCAGGAGGAATGCCAGGTGGAATTCGTGTAGCACATATGGGTATACCTGGAATGGGATTTCATAGTTTTAATCCTCCACATCAAGGAGCAAGTGTACATATGTTTAGAAATGGAATTCATGTTCAACAAAAACCTCCCACTATTATTTATAATTTAGTTATTGATATTAATCAAGTATTAAATGGTGTTCAATTACCAATTGATATTGAACGATGGATTATAGAAAATAATTTAAAAGTTCATGAAAAACAAACCATTTATATTGATGTTCCAAAAGGAATTGATGATGGTGAAATTATTGTCTTGCAAAATCAAGGAAATGTTGTTGATGAAAATTGTAAAGGAGATATTAAAGTTCATATCAAAGTAAATAATAATTCTATTTTTGAACGAAGAGGTTTGGATTTGTATTTGGATAAACAAATTTCTTTGAAAGAATCGTTATGTGGATTTTCATTCGAGTTAAAATATTTAAATGATAAAATATATACGATTAACAATCAAATCGGAAATATAATTCCTCCTGATTACAAAAAAGTTATTCCAGGAATGGGATTAAGTAGAGAAAATGCCAAGGGCAATTTAATTATTAATTTTAAAATTAATTTTCCTTCTTCTTTATCTCAAGAACAAATTGAAAAATTAAATGAAATGTTATAAAAATTGAATTAAATTAATATAAGTTCATATTATGTAAAAATATAATATGAATTCAAAAACGTTTGATGAAATCGTAGCAAATAAAATATCACAAATTAATAATTATTATCCGACAGCAGAAAATTATGAATTAGCTCATTTAGGTGCTTATAAATCTTGTTTAGAAAAAATAAAAAATAAAGGATATGAATATATAATAAATAATAAAACAGAAATAAATGATTGTAATTCAAAATATTTAAATTATAATTCTCTTTCATGGGAAGAATTACTCAAAATAGTATTACCACAACATAAACAATTGTTTGAATAATCAGCTGTAAATAATTATCTATGAGCTCTCAGAATTATCATCTGTTAAATAATAATTACCATTTAAATTCATTAAAATATCTCCTACTTCATTTAATGCGTATTTTTTATAATTATTTTCATGTAAATTATATATTAAACTATCTTTTTCACCACTTCCTGACCAGGTTTCATAATAATATCGGTATGTTGTTTGAATTGGGTCTTCACAAGTATTTAAATATGTTCCTTTACTATAATAAAAATTTAACCATATATATCTTCCATCATGTTGAATAGCCGGAAATAAACCAATTTTTGATATATTAGAATTTGTTTCAAATATATCAATTACTTTTTTATATTGATATACTGTTCCTTTTGTTAAAGTTGTTTCAAATTCATGTCTAGTATTAGTATTACCATAATTAAACATACCTTTTGAATGTAAATATAAGTAATATTTATTTGGTTCTTTTAATGCCAAGTCGTACATTTTTTTTATTCCATAATATTCAAATATATTTATATTATGAAATGTCATTTCATAATCAAATGATTGTAATGTATTATCTATTTTTTCTTTAATAATAGGTGTAATATCTTCATATTCACAACAAATTTCTATATATAATTTTGCTTCACTTAAAATATTAGAATTAATAATATCATTAAGTTGTCCTAAAATAATACATTCATAGTTTTTCTTTAAATTAATCCATATAAAATAAACAATATTTATTTTACTCATATATATTATTAATAATATTATAATTATTAATAATATTATAATTATTAATAATATTATAATTATTGTAAGATTTATAATTGTTCAAACCTACTTGGACAAGTGTAACATTTCTAATAGTAATGCCATTCTCATATATACTCCATTCTCTACTTGTTTGAAATAAACAGCTCTATTATCTTCATCTATTTCTGTTGATAATTCTTCTTGTCTTGGTAATGGATGCATAATAATAGTATATTTATTCAAATGAGAAATTGTATTTTTATTTAAAGAAAAAATATTATATGAGATATTATTCTGTATTCTTTCTTTTTGAATGCGTGTCATATAGAGAACATCTGATACGTCCATAGCTTCTTGAATAGAATACCAAGTAATTTGTCTTACTATTGGAAAATTGTGATGTACATAATTATATAGGTCAATAGGGATTCCTAACTCTTGCTCTCCACAATAAATAAAAGTTATATTTGTATGAAGAATACATAATAGTTTAATAAGAGAATGAATTGTTCTACTATTTTGTAGGTCGCCTGTAAATGTTATAGTAATACCTTTATTAAAAATATCTATGTTTGACCTATCCAATAATTCATCATAGATGGTAAATAAATCTAATAGAGCTTGTGTTGGATGTTCTCCATTCCCATTTCCAGCATTAATTAATGGAATAGTAGAGACATTAGATGCTTTATAAATAGCTTCAATATCTGGATGTCTTAATACGATAATATCTCCATAATAATTTAATGTTTTGATTGAATCTTCAATTGATTCGCCTTTTTTATTGCTGCTGGTTTCTCCATAAATAGGGATAACATTTCCTCCTAATTTAAGCATTGCTGTATGAAAAGAAGCAGATGTTCTTGTAGAAGGTTCACAGAAGTAATTGATTAGTGTTTTATTTTTTAATAGTGGTTCTCTACATGTTTTCATAAGATAAGTAGTTTGAATTAATTTATAAATAGAATGTTTATTCAAGTTAACAACAGATATTAGTTTATTCATAATAATAAAGTAATATACATATTTTTAAATATTTTAAATATACCAATTAAGAGGATAATTATTAGTACTACTTGCGTATTTAGAAAACAATCCTAATGTAGTAATACATTGTCCAAATTCTGCGTTATAAACAGGCTTAGTTGCTCGAAATAAAGCAGCTCTTCTTGTAGCAACAGAATGACCTCCTACACCTGAACCAGAAACATATTTATTCCAAATATTTTGTGGTTGATTACATATTAATCCGATAGAGGGGTTCCATCTTGAACCACCGGATGTTTTTTTTTTATAAAGGAAACCATTTTGTCCGAAATAAAAGTTTCCATAAGTCATATATTATATTAAGATATTTTCCTTGTTGGAATTTCACTGGAAACAATATAAATAGAGTTTTCAGTAATAACAATATATTCTTGACCGCTCTTATAAAATTTAGCAACAGGAGAAGTATATTCATCTTCGCTCTTAACTAATAACTTTTCTCCACCCTCTCTAACTCCAATTAACGCTTTTTTATCCAATGAAGATGTCCAATAATCTAACATAATAGGTTTATCTTCAACAACTGCTAATTTACTAGCGTGTTTTAGTGTTGGTTCACTTGGTAATCTGTAATTTGAAGATACCCCGCTTTGCGTATTTTCAGTTGACATATATTAGTTAATTTTTTATTGTCTTTATATTAATTTTTAAATATATAATATATATGTCAAATAATGAAAATTCATTTTTATTAAATAATTCTGAAAATTATTTATTAAAGTTAGATAATAATATTACAGAAATATTATTACATCATTTAAAAATCATAAATATGTTTATTCATAACATAGTAGAGAATAATATTACCAACTCAAATAATAAACTATTAATTATTATAAAAGGTATCGAATCATTATTACATATTTATAATTATTTATTATATTATACTAAAAATTCTGACCTTTCTTTTTATCATACACAAAAAGCAATATATATGTATATTGAATTTATCAAACAAATAACAGATGAACAAAATAATTTATTAAATTTAAAAATAAATGATGCTGTTATTTTTATTTATAAAAAAACTATTTTTGATGTTAAAAAAGAATTCATAAAAAACAAAGAAAATAATATAATTGAATTATTAAATATCAATTCAACTATTATAAAATATATTTTTTCATTTATTTACAATAAAAATTGTAACGATATTATTATTTATTTAAAACAAGTTATTAATCTTTTAGATAATATTTATTTATTACATTTTAATGAAAAAAATAATATTTCTCTAGTTTATTTTTCTAATTTGTCATTTTTTGTAGAAATATTATATTCTCATTTCTTACAAACTTATACTATAGAACAATATATAAATTGTCTGGAAAATTTTTCTAAAAAAATAAATAAAACAAATATAACTACAAAATATATGAAAGAAATAATATATTTTGATAATAAAACTACTACTACTAATTTAACACCTAGTGAACTCATTAATCTATTTTTTTAATTTCATTTAATTAAATTGAAATTAAAATATTACATATATATTTATTAATTGTATATGATGGAACCTGATAAAGAACAAATAATAACATTATTTAATAATAATGTGAAAGGTGTTGAAATATCCCTAACATCAACACATAATGGAAAAGAAGGTCATTGGTTAGAGAAAAAAATGGGTATAAAACATAATTCAAAAAATGAACCGGATATCAATGGTTATGAAATGAAAAAATCATCCAAAAAAACTACACTTGGTGATTTTAGTGCAAGTGAATACGCATATTCATCAAAAAATAAAAGAAATAATATAAATAAAATAAATAATTGGACAGATGACATAAAATTAAATAGGAGTGAATTTATAAAAACATTTGGAAATCCAAATCCAAGTAAGAATAATAGATTTTCATGGTCTGGAACATGTGTGCCAAAGTATAATGAATGGAATAGTAATGGACAACTACTAACAATAGATGAAAATAATGATATAATTATTTATTATTCATTTACAATGGATACAAGAACAAGAAAAACTGATTTTCCACTATTTTTACAAAATGATAATATTGTAATCGCTTTATGGAAATCAGAAAAAATGAAAAAGCATATTAATGATAAATTTAATAAAAAAGGATTCTTCATATGTAAAAAAATAAACGATTTATATGAAAAAATTTGTTTTGGTAAAACGTTTAATTTTGAGTATTTTATCGAATGTATCAAAAATAAAAAAATTATATTTGATAGTGGTATGTATGACGGAAACCTCCGTAATTATTCGCAATTTAGAGGAACCACGTTTTGGAATGAATTAATTACTGAAGAATATTAATTATATATTTACCAAGATAATACGCAAACTTACACGCAACCGCGTTTCCTATTTGCATAATAATATCTTTATTTGAACCCTCTATAATATAATTATCAGGGAAACTTTGTATTCTTTTTAATTCTGTTATAGTTAATCTTCTAATTTCTGTATCGTTATATTTAATTAGTGCGTCATAACCATCTTTCCAATATCGTGCAGGAATTGTATATGATGGTTTATCAATGTCTAACATTTGTGCTCCAAACCCAAAACCCTTTTCTTTACTTACAGATTTTTTATTTTTTATTCCTAATAATGCCTTTTCACTCAAATAATATTTTTTATCAACCAATTCTTTAGGTATTAATATAGTTTTAACAGGTATTCTTTCATGAATCGAATTTATAGGTTCTGGTTGTTTCGGTAATATATTCAAATCTTTTCTAATCCCTATAATTATGACGCGTCTTCTATTTTGCGGAACACCAAAATCACTCGCATATAATTTATTAATTATACAATTATAATTTCTAGTTAATTGTTCCATTATAATATCAATAACGTTTTCACCATTTGCCATTTTTTTTGATAAAATACCTATTACATTTTCCATAATAAACGCTTTTGGTTTAAAATAATCAAGATACTTTACATATTCTATAAATAACGCATTTCTCGGATCATTCTTGTCTCTTTTTCCGGCAATTGAATAACTCTGACATGGAGGACCCCCAACTAAAATATCAATTGTTTTATTTTCTTTATTATACAATTCATTAAATTTTTCAGGTGGTAATTTCGTCAAGTCTTCACAATATGCTTTATGTTCATAATTTTTATTATAACTATTCACTGCTTTATCCCAAATATCTATTCCTGCAATTATATTTAAACCAGCGTCAGTTAACCCTTTTGACATACCACCACATCCACAAAATAAGTCAATCACATTTAAATTTGATGTAAGTGAAAGCTTTAATACATCAATGACTGGTTCTTCGATTGGTAATTTGTTATTGTTATTAATTAATTCTATTAACTGTGATTTATTTTTTGAACTGTATTTTTTAATACCCAACATTTTACATTTATTCAATAATTCCAATTTACTCATTTTTGATAAATCCATTTCGAATGTTATTTTATTATTTATAATATTATTAATATCAATTTTTTGTTATTTATATTAATAAATTTATACATCAACAATCAATACCTTTTTTCTTATTTTCTTCTTCTTATCTTTATTCACTTTTATATCTTCTAGAATCACTTTTTGATTAATATTATGATATTCATTTGACAACAATTCTTTTAAAAATTCATATATTTTGTATAATACATTCTCATCACACATTCCTACTATTAATATACTTCCTGTTCTAAAAACCATAAATGACACTTCAATTATATTGTCATACAAATGTTTTTTGGTTTCGGGAATTTTACTTCCAGTTTGTATTTCTATATTAGGATTATAATAAAACTTTGATTGAATCCCAGGATAAGAACACGGATCATATATACTTTGAATGTTATATTTGTATTTAAATAATTCATGTAGTTTTTCTCTATTTATATAAAAACCACAATTAAAGTTTGAATTTATTAATACTGTAATGCTCTTTTTATTATAATCCAAATCACTAACAAATGGTGTCAACACATTAATAATACGACCCAATATTAATTCATATATATCATCATTTTGAACTCCCGGAATTTCTATTTTACCCGTATTAAATATTTTAATATGATATTCTTTATATATACTTTCTATTTTTATTCTCATTATCATTACAAAACAATTATAAAAAGCACTCTTCTTTTTTATTCTATAACTTATAATATCTTTCTTAGATATACCAACACTAATCTTTCTTATATCTTTAAACTTAATCCTTCCTGTTGGATTTTGAATACTTGTAATAATTTGTTCTTCATAATATACCTCTTTTTTCAAATTTTCTTTTATGATATTTAATTCTTCTTCTTTCATTGAATTAAATTTCATTTGTTTTTTGATAATCCCTTCATTCGGAATACAATATGGAATAATATGAATACCCCAAAATACATGATTTAAATCAATTGGTTTATTTAGATAAGCTATCTTTGATTTTGTAGAGATATATATATCTGAAGCAATCGGTGTATCACCATATATCTCTTCTATTTGTTTTGGTTCATCTATCTTATCTACTTCTTTAGAAGCATGATAACCAAAACAATTCGGTACTGAATCTTGATATGTCTCTATTACATCTGGCACACTTTGATTTGATAAAAAACTTTCCCATTCATCATCTATATTTAAAACGCTCATTTATATACCTTTGTCTGAATGTTTATATTCTTTAAGTTAAAGTTAAATTCAATTTTTTAGATAATTGAGTATATACATAACCTATATAATGATTATTATTACAATTCTTATTATGCATTATATCTTCTACTATATCTAATAATTCTTTATTTATTTTTTCTTGTTTGAACCTAATTATATAATTAATTAAATATTTTATTATGTTTTTCGTATCTATATTATAATCAATACTTATCTTTCTTATATATTCTATAAAATCTGACAACGATTTATTATTTAATATTTTTATATAAATATTTTCCAAAGTATCATTATTTATTATTTTATATTCCGACGTAAATACATCTTGATTCGTTTGCATATAATTTATCATACTTCTTATATCTGATTTGTATAATTGTTGAATGGATTTAATTATTTTATCATTAATGTTTAGTTTCTCTACATAAGCTATATGTTTTAAAAATACATGAATATCTTCTTCCGGCAATTGATTAAATCTTAACTTTAAAAATTCATTTTGTAATCCATCATCTATCCTACTTATATAATTACAAATCAAACAAAATCTTACAGAAGGAGAATATTCTTGTAATAAATATTTTAATGCTTGTTGAGCATTTTTTGTCATATAATCTGCTTCATCTAATATAATAAATTTCATACCTTCATTAAATAATGGTTTCGAATTCACAAATTGACTTATTTGATTTCTTATTATATCTACTCCTCTATCTTCACTCGCATTATTTTGTATGATTAAACTTTTTGTTTTAAAATTATGCTTTTCTTGATATTCGTTTACTAGAGCAATTACACTTGATGTTTTTCCTACTCCTGGAGGTCCATATATTAATAAATTCGGAAAATAACCCGTTTCTATTATATTATTCATTATTTCTTTATTTATCGGGTCTAAAATTATATTCATTATTTTCGTCGGTCTCCATAATTCAACCCATGGAATACTCATAATTATTTATATTAATAATGTATAAATATTAATATTTATAAATTATATAATAGATACCACAAAAAGAAGAGTAAATAAATTTGTAAGGGGTATTCGTTCTCATAAAGATGGAGTTACTCATTACGTGATGGATGAGTGTCACTTTCACAATATAATAAAACAGATTATAATAAAATTGATAATTATTTAATAGTATTATAATAATTATCAATAACATGTCAAAAAAACAAATGAAAACTTGTTTTCCAAAACCAATTATTAAATGGGTCGGAGGAAAAACACAAATTTTAGATAAACTTATATCTGAATTTCCAACTGAAATAAATAATTATAGAGAAATTTTTTTAGGAGGAGGAAGTGTATTATTAATGTTTTTATCTCTGGTTAAAAACGGACATATTTCTCTACACGGCGATATTTATGCGTACGACTTGAATGAACCTTTAATTTACATGTATAAAAATATTCAATCAAATCATCACGAATTATATGATAAAATAAAATATTTAATTAATGAATTCAACTCTTGTAAAAATGAAAAAGTAAATAGAACATCAACCACTCTTGAAGAAGCATTACTTTCAAAAGAAAATTATTATTATTGGATAAGAAGTAAATATAATTGTCTTAGTCAATATGAAAAAACAACAACAATCGGTTCAGCTATGTTTATTTTCTTAAATAAAACATGTTTTAGAGGTGTCTTTAGAGTTGGACCTCACGGGTTTAATGTCCCATATGGAAATTATAACCTTCCAGAAATAATAAATAGAGAACATTTACAAGAAATACATGAATTAATTCAAAATGTAAAATTTGAATGTTTAGATTTCAAACATTCTCTACTATATACTCAACCCAATGATTTTACTTATCTTGACCCACCTTATGCTCCAGAAACAAGCACTTCTTTTGTAAAATATACTGAAAATGGATTTAATGTAGAGAACCATAAACAATTATTTCAATTAATACATCAACACACCCAAGAAAATAAAAAAATAATGTTAAGTAATTCAGATGTAAGTTTAGTTCGTGATAATTTTTGTAATGAAAAATATAATATTTTATCAATTATGTGTAAAAGAGCTATTCATTCTAAGACACCCAATGCTAAAGCAAAAGAAGTAATTATTAAGAATTATTAGTTATCCATTTATCCAAAATATCAAAATAATTTTCATCATCTCCAAATAATACTTGAATATTACTTTCTTGAAGAATTGTATTTAGAATTACATATTTTTTATCGTTAGATAATATTTTCTTTTGTAAAAATTCACTAACACAGAAACAATATTCTACTTCAAATTCTTCTAACACAATTTCATATTCTCTTTTTAGAGATGGACCACTCCATAATTTTGTCTCTGCTGAACCCTCTACATTTTGTGTTTTTTTCTCTAATATTTTAATTACTTTTCTTCCATCATTATATTCAATTATATAAGCTTCATCTGGATTTCTAAATAAATCAAGATTATAATTATGTTTCATGTATTTTTGTAAATCACCTTGTTCAAGAAATACAATACTATATTCTTCCATTCTTTTATTAAAATATACAAATCGCTGATTATATTTTTGTGTGACATTCTCTATAAATCCCATTTCCAATAATCTTTCTCTATTGGATGTCTTTTCTTCAAATTTTTTACCATTTTTATTCGTATTTGCTCCACCTGCTCCGGTTCCTTTGTTTTCTGTCATATCTAATGTTGAAAATAATAACTATTTATAATTTGATTTCAATTTTTCATTAATATGTTATAAATTGAAAATATGTTATAAAATTGAAATCAAATTATAATAGAAAGTTTCTCTACTTATCACAATGTCTGGATATCTTGAATTATTTATTGGACCCATGTTTTCTGGTAAAACAAGCAAATTGTTGGAAATATATAAACAAAATATCTTTTGCGAAATTCCTATCATAGTAATTAATCATTCATTAGACACAAGATATCATCAAACTTATTTAAGTACACACGATAAAATAATGATACCTTGTATACAAACAACTGACTTATTAAAAATATGGAATTATAATGACTTGGAAAATCCATTAGATGAAGAATTAATGAAGATACATTTTCAATTCAGAGAAGCTAAAGTAGTTCTAATTAATGAAGGTCAATTCTTTCAAGATTTAATACAATGTATAGAAGAATTATTAGCTGAAAAAAAGAAAATATATATTTGTGGATTGGATGGTGATTTTGAAAGAAAAAAATTTGGTAACCTGTTAGATTTAATTCCGTTGTGTGATAAAGTAACTAAAATGAATTCTTTGTGTGGAATTTGTAAAGATGGAAAACCTGGAATATTTTCTCTACGTTTGACAAAAGAAAAACAACAACTTCTTATTGGAACAGATAATTATATTCCTGTATGTAGAGAATGTTATGAAAGATAATAATATATCAGTAATATATTGATAATATATAATGAATAAAAAAATAAAAAAAAGGTTACTATTAATTTTTATTTTTTTAATTACTTTATTATACGTTTTTTATTATTCTATTGAAATTAATGAATCATTTACAGAATCAATTAAAACAAGAACATTAAAAAATGACGGGTTTTGTGTTATGTATAATCCTGATTATAATGATTCTTCTGTAAAATTATTAAATAACGCATTAGAAAACCTTCCTAATGGTTATGTTTTTATTAATTATATTTATAAAATAAAAAAAACCTCTTTATCAACATTTCATAGAGACGTTACATCAAGTAAAAATATTTATAATACAAAACATCCTGTTTACACATTAATTTTATATAAATACGATGGTGATTTATTATCAGTATGTCCTAATAGTAATAAAACATATCCGTTTGTGTGGTCTTCAATAGTAAATATCAATGGAAAATCAGGTACCGCTTTTTTATTTGATTCAGACTTATTACACGCCGGATGTTTAAATAATTGTATGGAAAGAGATTTAATACAATATAAAATTTGTCATAAGGACGATTTAGATAAACTCGTCCATTTGAACGGGGTTAGAGTAGAAAAAATATCCTATTGTAAAAAAAATTATACAAATGAAATTACAAGAAAACTATCTTATTTTTTTGAAATGCCTATTAATTATTTTTTTTATCCATTAATGATAAAAAGAGAAAATAAAAACACATTTTTAGGAATTATTCAATCAATGATACCAATAAGTTTTTATAATAACTATTAAAGGTAGAAGGAAAGAAATAAAATAAATAGTTTAAAGAAAAAAAATAAGTATTATAAAATGGCTAATAAAGAAAAAATTTCACGTAAAGAAGGTTCAAGCGAGATTATATGTAAAAAAAGAGGTAGAAAACCCAAAGGAGGAAAGATTATTAATCAGCAAAATGTATCTGATTTAGATAAAACATTAAAACCAAATGTCATTCTTCATTTAAAATGTTCTTTAAAAGATTTGAATGTGGTAGGAGATTATAATTCTAATTTTACCAATTCAAAAATAGATCCTTATAATTGTGACATGAACAAGAATGAATATAAATTTGATGAATTTGATTCAGAACAAAATATTATTTTGACAAACACAAACACAAATGAAAAACCTTTAAATGTAGAGACAAAAGAAATATGGAAAAAAATAAAAATTCTCGAACATAATTTACACAATAACGTTTCTGATAAAAAATCTGCTTGTTTTTGGTGCACTTTTGATTTTGATAATCCTTCTATTTTTATTCCAAAATATCAAATCAAAGATACATATCACGTATATGGATGTTTTTGTAGTCCTGAGTGTGCTGTAGCTTACTTAATGGAAGAAAATATTGATTCTTCTATTAAATTTGAAAGATATTCTCTACTTAATAATATTTATTCAAAGATTTATGAATATACTAAAAATATTAAACCAGCACCCAATCCTCATTATATGTTGGATAAATTTTATGGGAATTTATCTATTCAAGAATATAGAAATCTTTTAAAAAGTCATCGCTTATATTTAATGATTGATAAACCATTAACACGCATTCTACCTGAATATTATGAAGAAAATGATGATTTTATTATTAATCATAAAGTTATTCCTTCTAGTAATATTCATAATTTAAAAAGAGGGAACGTAAAACCCATTATAGATATTTAATAATCATTATTCATCAATAATGATTATTAGACAATATAATGACACGATATCATATTATTATAAGAAAGAAGTCCCTAACCCTAAATATCCTGAATTTGAGTTCAAATTCGCCTTTATATTATTTATTATTTCTGATAATTGAGTTTCATTGTATTGACTACTGTATTGACTACTGTATTGACTACTGTCTTGTAACTCTTTAAGTTGTGTTATATAGTTCCGTACTTTACCTATATTGCTGACGGTTAGTTCTCTTATAATTTGTTGTATATCATTAATTAAATTGTTATCATTTGATGTTCTCTGTAATGTTTGTCTTACACTATTTAATAATTGTTGTGCTTCATTTACTTCTTGTTGATAACCATTTTGTTGATAACCATTTTGTTGATAACCATTTTGTTGATAACCAGTTCTTTGATAATCAGTTCCTTGATAACCAGTTTCTGGATAACCAGTTCCTTGATAACCAGTTTCTGGATAATTACCACCCCGATACCTCATTATTCGTGACCGTCTTGGCGAACGATGTTTTCTTGACGAACAATGTTTTCTTGTTGAACGCGACTTCTTATTTCTACGATAACTTCTACGACGAGCCATATATTATATCTCTAAAATATATTAATTCTAAAATATATTAATATGTAAGTTTCCTAAATTTAAATTGTATATATTTTGAAAATGTTTAGATAATAAAAGAGTACAATTAACTCTATATTTTGCGTAAGAATGGACATCATAAATATATAATTTTTGTAATATTTTTGGATGAATAATAGTTCTCCATATTTTTGCATAATTTGTGTAAAAATCATTCAAATATGTTGTCTGTTCTGTTCCGTATATTTTATTCTCTACTAAATATTTAACTAATGTTTGTTCAGCCAATTGGAAACCATATATATCAGCTATATTCTCTGATAAAGATAAATTTTCTCTTATTTTAAAATTATCTTGTTTTGCGATTTCTAAATAAAATGATTTTATATTTTTTTGTATATTTGTGTATTTAATATAATCTTCTGGTTTCCACCATTTATTATAATTTCCATTTTCATCATATAAACTTCCGTGATTATCAAATCCGTGAGATAATTCATGCCCTATAATAGTTCCGATTGAAGAAAGATTATAATATAATGAATTAGTTACAAAAGGAAATTGTAATATACCATTTGGAATAACAATTTCGTTTTGATTGAGAGTATAAAAAGCATTAACAGAATATGTATTTATATTGCTCCATCTATTCCAAAAAGAAGAATCAGGTGGTTTATGATAAAATGAATCAATAAAATATTTATTTTTCCAAGAAAAATATTTCTCTACATTTTCAAAAATATTATCAGAAAAAATAATATTTGGGTCGGCAATCCAATTGGGTTTTGTTCCAATATATACTTTTAATTTATTACATTTATCTAATGCTTTTTTAATAGTTTCCGAAGATAACCAATTATTACTTTTTAGGTTCTCTACAAATGTTTTTAATAAATGTGTCATAATGTTTCTCGTTAATTGAATTTCTTTTTTATTTTCATAATATTTAAAATATAATTTATTTACAGTTGTATTCATAATATTTGATAGTAATTTGATACCTCTTTCTTCTTTAGTAGCTAATTTAACATTTTTATTAATGATTACATAATTTTGATAAATAATATATAATTTATTATGAAAATTAGAAGCTAAAATTAATATATTATAAATATAATATACTAATAAATCCTTCCAGTGTTTTTTCATTAAAATCATCGCGTGTTTTGTAAATTCAGGATTTTCAACAATAAACATATTTGGTATTTTTTTAAACCCAAGATAAAGAGCTAAATCTTCAAAATGTAGAGAAATTTTATGTTCTGTATGTTTATTAAAAACATTATATATTTTTTCAATAGTTCTATCCGATGAAGGAGGATATAAATATGTAGACATTTCTTTTTGAATATCAATTATAAATTGTAAATTATATTCATGTTTTTCACCAAAAATACAAGAAAATAATTTATTTAAAAATAATTTATATTTTTTTATAAATTCTCTACTATTTTTATTATTTTCAGTAAAATTATTTGGTTCATTTATTGTAAAAATACCTGATTCTTGAATATATAAGCTATATTTAGAAGAATCATATTCATTTTCACTAATTTTTATGTTTAATAATTGATGAATATTTTTTTCGTGTCCCCATGCAATTAATTTATTTATTCCTTCTTGATAATCTAAACTAAATATATTTCTTACTTCGTTTATAAGTAAAAAAATATAATTTGTAATAACTTCATCATTATTATGAATATATGAATTTAAAAAATTATTTATATTTTTGTTTTTTATTAGTTTACTAGTAATTAAATGTTTCAACTTATTATTTATTTTATCGGTTAAAATTTCAAAGTTTGTAATATATATTTTTTTTTTAATTTGATTTTGATGTGATTCTATCCAATCATTATTTATATATCCGTAAAAATCTGTTTGAATATTATGTATATTTTTTCTTGTTTTACTCATATATAATAAATATATTTTATAATGTGTGTTTATAATGTGTTATGTGAATCATTTATTTCTTTTTTAAGTTTATCATTTTGTTTTATATTAAATTCTTTTATTGAAGAATCCATTTGATTTCGTATTTGATAATATATTTCTTGTTGTAACGATTTTTTTCTTGTAGAGAGTGGGTTGGTAATACCCAAATATTCTTTTATAATATCATTCATATTATTTGTTTTTAATTTTTCAATACATTCTTCTCTACTATAATTTGTTTGACGCATAATAATATCAACATATTCGTCCATAATATAAATATTAATATTTTTTTTATAATTATACGATAAATTAATATTTATATATAGTAATGATTTGTTTACCCGCTTTTGTTTATTTAGTGTTATGTTGTATTCAAATAATATTAGATTTTATATATGGATTATATAATACAGCAATTATAAAAATAATAGTAACTATTATTCTTACATTTATATTGAATTTATTGTGTTATATGGATTTAGGATTTATAGCTTGGGTAATTGTTTTAGTACCATTTATATTCATGTCTGTAATAGTAACTATTATTTTATATGTTGTTGGATATGATGCCGCAACTGGTTCAATTGACGAATTAACAAAACAGCCAATAAATTTTCAAACAAATTTTACATCACCACCTATTCCACCTAAATTATTACCAGCTGTACCAATACAACCACCTATTAAAAATAATGTATATTTAATATCTTATTAACACTTTCAATACTAATTAATTTTAATATAAATAGATTATATTTTATAATAAAATGAATTTTATATTGTTGGGATCCATTTCTTTATCAACGTTTTTTTTATTATTTTTATCAAAAAATAAATATAATATATTAGCAAATATTGCTTACCAATCTGTATTGTATTATAGTTATGTAGAGATAAATGTTAAAAAACAATTAAATTTACTATATACTTTTCCAATAGTAAAAAATAGTATTTATAAAATTAAATTATACATGTTTAATGAAGTTGAATTGATAAAGAGTAATTTCGTATTTAAAACGTGTGAGTTAAAAGATGTTATTCAATATAATCCAGATTATATTGATTTTTTTATTTTTACCGATTTTTATACTTCAAATAAAATAGTGAGTAAAAATATAAATATTTCTTTAAATGTAGAGAAATGTGATTACATATTTTATATAATAAATGTAATACTATCTAATGTTGATTTAATCGACGATGAAAAAACATTTATAATTCAATTAGACCATTATTATATGGTAAATAATATCATTAATAAATATTTGATTTGTTTTCTTATATATAAACAATTTAAAGTGTATTTAGACCCAGAAAATATTACCTATACACTTGAATTAATGGATAATAATATGGAATACAAGTCTATGACAGAAAAAGAAGAAATTATTTTAAAGAAGGACGGATACTTGATAAATAAAGAAAAATTAAATACAAATGATAAAATATCAAATAATATAGAATTTATTGATAATGAAGATAATGAAATATGGGAAGAAACTTTCAATTAATTATCAATATATTTAATATAAATATATTGATATAATAAGATTATAGGATGTCCATTTATTTAAATCATCCAACTATAAATAAATGGACGCTGTGGGCTCATTTGCCACACGATATAGACTGGACGATAAATAGTTACAAAAATATTATTACTATTTCTTCTATTGAAGAAATGATAACTATTACAGAAACAATTCCAGATACATTAGTTAAAAATTGTATGCTTTTTATTATGAAAGAAAATATAACGCCAGTATGGGAAGACCCTTTGAATAGAAATGGAGGGTGTTTTTCTTATAAAGTAGTTAATAAAAACGTATATGAAGTCTGGAGAGATTTGACTTATTCTCTAATTGGTGAAACAATTAGTTCAACTGATTCTTTTGTTGATTCAGTAACCGGAATCACTATTTCTCCAAAAAAAAATTTTTGTATAATAAAAATTTGGATGTCAAATTGTAAACATCAAAATGCAACTATGGTAAATACAGAAATAAAAGGATTAATTTCACAAGGATGTATATTTAAAAAACATGTTCCTGAGTATTAGATATATGTAACGCTTGTGAATAAACATTCACTATACACTGAATATGTGTATTTATACAGGAAATGGTCTATTTTTTTGAATAACTAATGGGTTTGGCATAACGACTGGATTTGGATTATATAAATTTATATAACTTGGTAATAATGGTTCTGGATTAAAGTTTGGTGCGGGATTAACCAAGTTAGTTGAGTTAATACCAAATAAAAAAGACTCTGTTTCAACAGGGTTTGCTGATAATTTGTTCCAAGGTGTATATCCTTGTAAAAGTCCTACACCAGCTAAATTTGTGTTATAAGCTTCTCCATATTGAGAGTTTACATACAAAGTATATTGTTTAGAGTTATTAAATTGTCTTTGTTGCAAATTATAATTTCCTCTAGTATTTATATTTCTGGTAGAAGACATGATATATAATATTATATAAAATAATTATATAATATTAATTATTTATATTTTTGATTAAGAAATCAAAATTATTTTTTGAAATTGTTCCAAAAGAATCAGGATTTAAAATATCACACAAACATAAATGAGTAATATGAAAATAATCAAAAGAAAATAATATCATGAACCCATTAAATGGGTCACTTTTATAAATATGTTTTATAGAAATATCATTAGCTATTTCTAACAATTTATGAATATCCGGATAAGTTTCTCTATGTGATGTTAAATGGTAGTATAATTGAAAAATTTTATTAGATAATATATTTGCGTCGTAACTTTCCATATCAAAAGCGTGTAATAATTCATTATCATATAAATATTTACTCGTAAAGTTTTCGTCTAAATCACTTGTTTCAGATTCTGTCTCTGGTTGTGTTTCGTCTGATTCTCTAGACTCATTTTCTTTTTCATAACAATACCGACTACTGATTGGATTATTTAAATATAATGATTTATCATAAAATGTATATGTGGTTACAAATTGATAATTATATGACATATATAATAGATATAATTAACTATTAAATAGTTATTTATTATTATAACTTTCTCTATCTCTTGTTAATTCTCTTGAAGGAATTCCTCCTCTTACCCATCCATCAGAAGCAACAGATTCAACACAATAAGAAGGATTAGCTATTCTATCTCTAATATTGGGTAAAAGAGGTATATTAGTATATTTTAAATAACTTTTTTCTGGTAATCTTGTAACTGTTCTTTTATTTGTAAATAATTCTCCTTGCATGATTTGAGCTTCTAATACAGGGTCAACAGACCCTCTTCCTAAATAAGGAACAGTTGCGAATGGACGTTGAAATAAATCTATTTTACATTTGGGATGTATTTCTCCCTTTCCAATTAATAATTTACTACTAGTATCTACCATACAACCACCAACACCTACATTACTAGTTCCATTATAATTAATTCCAGGTTGAGATGTAGCTAAATTTATGGGTTTAGCCATAGTACAATCACTAGCAAAATAATTTTGTAAGTTATAATTACACGACCTCGTATTTTGAATTGTATTTTGGTCTTGGAAACAAACATCATTTCCTATTCTAGACATGTTATCAAAATTAAAATTTGTCACATATGCCATTATAATTAATATTAATATAAAATATATCTGAAATTGTCTTTTACACATTCTAAAGTATCATTATTTCTACAACTTGGCATATTACCATAAAGATAATTGGCAAAAGCTCCTTGGTCGTTTGCAACTCTAGTGTTTGCATTAGAAAAAAACACACGATTACTTTGGTCTAAATTAAATTGTTCATATAAATCACCAAACAATTGTTTATTTGTATTAACTATACCTGGATTTAAATCTTGGACCATTTTTTTAGTAGATATAGTTATATCTTCATGGACTTGAGGATTAAAAGAGGGAGGTGCTGATTTCCTATCTGGGTCATATTTGATATCTGTTTGTAATACATTAGAAAAAGGATTTTTACTAGAAGTTGGATAAAAATCTGTCTTCAAGTTCTCTACTAATGTTTCTGGATTAATAATTTTAGGTGAATTATTTTGTTTGCCTAAAATACTTGATTTCAATTCAAAACCTTCTTTAAAATTCATAAAATATAAAAAATAAATTAATAAAATAGTAATCATTCCTATAAAAAAAAGTTGTAGAGAAAATGTAAAAATAAATCCAATCAACGTTAATAAAATAATTAATCGTGTAATAGCATTTAACTTTGATTCATAAGACATTTCGGGTGTAGGCCATAATTCCATAATTTCATTTTTATTTAATAATACTTCTGGTTGATTTCCCCAAAATGGTGTGTTATTACTCATATATAAATTATTATATTATCTTTGAAAGATTATATTTTCATATTCGTATGTTATTTATAAATACATTATGTATTTATAAATATTCATTAATACTTCAATCACAACTACATTATTATATAATTGCTAAACAGAATTATATAATACACCTATTTATGGTATTATATATATATTATAATATATAATATATTATGTTTAAAATGACATTTACAAATAAACAATTAAATAATAGATTAAATAATACTTTAGATAACAGATTTTATAACATATTTGAGAATAGATATGATACCCAATATGATACCCAATATAATAACCAATATAATAACCAATATAATAACCAATATAATAACCAATATGATACCCAATATGATAACCAATATAATAACCAATATGATACCCAATATGATAATCAATATGATATATTTCATAATAGAATACAAAAAATTAATGAAGTAAAAGAAGAAGAATTACCAGAAGAAGAATTACCAGAAGAAGAATTACCAGAAGAAGAATTACCAGAAGAAGAATTACCAGAAGAAGAAATAATAGAAGAAGAAAATAATAAGCGTGTTGTATATATAATAAGTAATATAGAAGGAGGAGGAAGTAAAAAATATTTAGATGATATAATAAATTATTATAATAATATTAATTTTGTTACAATTAAAAATTCTGTGGAATTATATTCCATTAAATTTAAACCATATGATTTATTATTTTTGCAACATTTACTTTTTAGTGATATTTTAGCAAAAGATATAATAGCATTAAAAAATAAATATAAATTTAAAATAATATTAACAATACATGATTTTTCTTGGTTTACAAGTAATAATACAAATATAAAATATAATAGTGAATTTTTTTTTCAATATGCGTATTTATATGATGTAAAAATTAATGATGATATTATAATATTAATAAATAATATAGAATTGGTGATATATCCATCACAATTTAGTTATAATGCTTATAGTAAATATTTTTCTATGAAAAATAGTATAATTTATCCACATAATGATACTTACATAGATTATAACACAAAAAATGTTCCATTTATATATAATAAAACGATAAATATTGTTCATTTTCAAGAGTTAAGTAAATTTAAAGGAATGAAAAATGTATTATTATTAAAAAAAATATATAAATTTTACAGAGGTTTAAGAATAAATGTTATTACAAACATAAAATATAATGAAACAAATTGGTTATATGTATTACAAAATAATAACATACATGGATTATTGCATTTAAATTTGTATGGTGAAACATATTCATATGCGTTATCAAAAAGTATAAATTCAGGATTACCGATTTTATATAATAATATTGGAGCAGTTAGAGATAGGTTGTATAATAATAAAAATAAACATTATTTTAAAGTAATAAATGATGAAAGTGAATATAATAATTACAATTTATTATTTAAAAAATTTGAAAATATGTTAGATTATATAATAGAATATAATGGTAAATTTAATGAATATAATAATTCAAATATAATATATAATGATTTATATAATTATATATTCAAAGATAATTATCAAGAAAATATATCAAAATTAATACACAATAAAATTAAACCATTTGCTGTATATTTTCCGCAATTTCATAATATAAAAGAAAATAATTTAAATTATTATGATGGTATGACAGATATAGTTAACTTAGTTAAATTAAACAGTACTTTGAAAATTAAATTAGATACACCTTCGTTGAAAGAATATAATTTAAAATTAGTAACAGATTATAATTTAACAAATGAAAATATAATAAATAAACAAATAAGTATAGCAAAGAGATATAATATATATGGTTTTGCCGTTTATTATTATTGGTTTTCAACTAACACAATTACAAATAAAAACACAATTATGGAAGATTGTTATAATTTATTTTTTAAAAAACCATTAGATTTTAAAATATTTTTTATATGGGCGAATGAGGATTGGACAGGAAATCCAGCATTTAATACTAATGAACATAGTATTGTGAATATTTACAATATAGAGAATTTTTATAAAAATATAGATAATTTAATAACATATTTTAAACACGATAATTATTATAAATATGACAATAAACCAGTATTTTATATTCATCATCCAGAATTAATAGATGACTATCATTTATTATTATTCGAATTTTTGATTGATAAAGTATGTATACTTAATGGATTTAATGGTATATTATTGTGTGTAAATAATATGAAAAAAAAAAATATAGGAATGAAAAATTACACATTTCATCCAAATTATAAATGTGCTCCTCAATTAAATTATAAAAAATATATAGATGAAATACTAGATGAAAATAGTAATTGTATATTTTTTAATTTTGATAATAGTGCTAGATTATTTATTCCGAATAAATTACATTTATCAACTAAATATACCAATACTACATTATTTGAACAAAATAAATTTATTGAAAAAGTGCTTAAAAATTATAAAAAAAAATCTGAAAACAATATTTTATTAATAAATTCGTGGAATGAATGGGGAGAAAATATGGCTATAGAACCTGGTAATTTATTAAATGATAATTATTTATTATTACTCAAAATGAATTTATTACAATATCTATCCTCTTATAATAATATTGATGTAATATAAATTAGTATAATTAAATAGTGTTATATTTAATTATATAAATAAAAATCATATATCGTTTAGATATATATGCCGACCAAAATAAAATTTTTAAATGTTCCAAAAGATACAAAAAATACTCATTATTATATGTTGAAATCGTATATAAATATTGTATACAATTGTTTATCATATAATACAGAATATAATGAAAATAAAATTTATAAATATAAATGCGTTATTTCATCATATTTGAGTGATTTAAAATTAATGTATAATTTAAATTCTATAAAAAAATTTATAAGAGGGTATAAACCAAATGGAGAACAATTTTCTATATTAGATATATTGGAACATCTAATTAAAAAATATCATTATGAATATGCAAAAAACATAAAATCGGAATTTAGTGATTTGACGAAAACAAAAAAACGACGTTCAAAAAGAAGTAAAAAAACATATAAAAGAAATTAATATTATTATCGCTAGTTAATAGATAATAATATTACAGGTTAAATATACGTTTAGAACCATATATTTGTTTAATTCTTTCAATTTGTCGTTCTTCTAAAGTAGGATTTATGTTTGTTTATTATGTATTAGTGGTTAAATTGTGTAGTGGTTTAGGTTTTTAATATAGTAATATATATTAGTAATATATGATTTGTAATTTGAATAACGTAAATGATATTATTAAAAGTGAAGGTTTAGATGTATTAGTAATTTCTTATGGAGGTTGTTGTAGTAATACATTAGCTGATTATTTAGAAAAAAATAATTTTAAATGTAGGACAGAAATATATAGCAAAATATTATGTCATTGTCCTGAATATATAGAATGTGATATACCAATTATTTATGTTTATGATAATCCTATAAAATCATTTTTATCAATGAAAAATAGAGGAAAAGGAATTTGGGACATAAATCAACAAAAAATGAGTAATGATACAAATGTAGTTTTGTCAGATAAAAATTTAATTGAACTTATGATTAATCAATTTAATAATTGGACAAATATAAAAAGATATAATGTATGTGTAATTAAAAGTTGTGAATTATTTGAAAATAATATAGTAGATAAATTAGAATTTTTTCTTAAAAAAAAATTATATTATTTTCCAATACCATATAAAACTCCTCAAACTAATATTGAAAGTATTGAAACTATTGAAAGTATTGAATTATTTGAAAAATATAAATTAGAAATAGATAGAATTAATAATTTTGTTATTTAATAATGGACGTTTTAATTGAGAAAAGGTGTATAAATAAATTTAAATTAATAAGATAGTGCGTTGAATTATTATTCTAGGACTGATATATTTATTTTATTAAAAACGCAAAATAAAGATTTTTTTGTATAAGGGATAATTGGAAATCTTGGTTCTATTTTCATTATATATTCATAAAATTCTGGTTCTACTTTCTTTAATAATTCAATATATTTATTAATAAAATCAGAAAATACATTATCATTATTTTTGTTAACTGAAATAATATTGTTTGGTGTAATAGAATTTTTTGAAACAAATATTCGTAGCATTGAAATGTGTAAAGTGAATTGATTATTAAAAAATTGTAATTTTATGAATAAAAATAAATTGGAATACATAAATAATTAAATACAAGATTCATCTAATGAACCCTTTTTCTTTTTTTGTTTTTTATCTTTTTGATTAAATAGAGAAACTAATTCATCATCTGACATTTTAGGGGTTTCTTGACTTGGTTGTTGTGTCATTTCTTGTGCGGCTTCATTTAATAATTTATTCATGTGTTTTTCTTCCATTTTTTTTCGAAGTGCTTGCCTTTTATTATTTAATTTAAGTTTATTTTCCATTGCTGGTTTATTAATTTTTACATTTTTACCCATTCCGATTTTATCCATCATTTCTTGAATATTTCCCATTCCAGGAATATTTTTCATATTTTTAATCATTTCAGTAGCTTCAGTTAATAATTCAGATTGATTTATATCACCATTTTTCATTTTATAATCTAATTTACTTCCGACATTCTTGACAAGATTCATAAACTTGTCAGGTTCAGAGAATAATTTTTTAAATATGTCTTGTGGGTCAGTAGAATCCATATCACTACTAAGGTTAAAATCGTTAACAGTTTCTTCAGCAATTTCTTTTGCCAATCCACCTAATTTGCCGTGTAACATAGTAGAGAGATGAGAATGTAAATCATCAGAAGTAGGTAAATTAAAATCAGTATTTGGTTCATTAGAAGGGTTGTTATTAGAAAACATAGTTTGAATATTATCTAATGTTTCTTCCAACTTATTTTTGAATTCGTCTTCATTAATATTATCAAGTAATTTTGATGTTTCACCAAAAACACTTTTATCTTTAATAGTTCCAATTAATGAAATCAATATGAGCTGTAAATACTTCCAAATAGTTTCTCTAGTTTTATCAGTAATATTACAAGACCATAAATAACGAAAACTGATACCAGGTAAAAATTCAGTATTTAATTTATTTTCTTCTGAAAATAAATCGTTATTTTGATACAAAATTTCAAAAAATCGTTCGGGATAAACATTTAGACAATAATTAAATATATATGTGCTACTTTCATCTGTAATTTGTTCGTTTTCTTCTTTATACCATTTAAAAATGATTGCTTTATATTCAGGAAATGTATTGGTAATATCGTTAATAAATTCTTTAATAACCTTTTTAAATTCATCTGAAACATTTTCTAGAGACATATATTATTTTATAAATATTTTCTTTAAGTTTAACTCATCTAATATTTATAAAAAATAAGAAGAAGATAATTTACACAAATTTTGTAGATATTTTATTGTGTTCAATTTATTTTTTGCGTCCATTAACCGAATCGGATTTCGTAAACGATTAATTGCTTCTATAATTTTATCTGAATTATCATTATTATTTAAATCTTCTTTATAATCCTTCTCTATAAAGAAATCAATATTTTCATTATTTATATGTGTTTGATATTTTAAAACTACGTATTTATTGAATACTGTAATAATTAATTTTGGATTTGACTTTCTCATCAAGAGAAAAAAATTTTTAACGGTTACTAAATCTACATCATTTGGAAAAATATATACTATAGCTTCAATAAATTCTATAAAATGATTATTAAATACTGTTAAAATATTAGATTTTGTTAATGACATTATATCTTAATAATCATATTATTTAAATCAATATTAATTAATTTAATAAAGAAAACATTTCATTTATTAATTCTTCTCTATTTTTATTTTTACATAATTCATCCCAATCAGGATGAGGATCTGTTTTTGCTATATCTAAAACATTATTCCAAGCATCATTTTCTATTGTTTTTACAACACTAACACCTAATTGATGTATACACCATGAAATCCAGTTGTCATCTATTTTAATACAACAATTTGGCATTGAACTATAAAATTTTTTAATTTCTCTTAAGTTATTAATATTGAATATATATCCACCAAAACCAGCAACTTCATTATATTTGTTATTTTTACTAACTGAAGTAAAATGACTTGACACTTTATTCGGGTTTAATAAATATGAATTATATAATGACTGTATAAAGTTATCTTTCATAACAATATCGTCATCTAAAATAATAACAATACTATTGTCTGGAATAATATCAATACTTCCAATTAACTTTGCACAAGGTCCACATACATTCGTTTCATTTAAAATAACTCTGTCATTATATAAAAAATTTGGAATATAATATGTAAATTGATTCACAGATAAATTAATTATTAATTTATGAAATGGTAAGGTTTGATTAATAAGAGATGTATACACTTTATTAAAATGATATGAAGCTAACCGTTCAGGACGTGTTGTTAATGATAGATATATATTGCTCATATAATAGGTCTAGCTTGTTTTTTCATTGAAGCGATATCTTGATCACGTTGTTGTTGTAATTGTTCTATAGTTAATCCTTCTTGTATTTTTTGAGATTTAGGTGTATTATCTTCAGAAGGTGTGTAAATATTTACATGTTCATCATTATTTAAACTAACATAATTATGTAATTGTCGTAATCCACCATCACCCTTTGCTTTAAGTGACTCTGAATCCATATCTAAAAAACTAAAATTATCAGACACAATTCCTCCATAAGCTCCTCCTCCTAAACAATATGCAATTGGTTCCATATTATTCATAGTAGCTTGACTAACCATTTGTGTTTGTTTTGGTTTTACATAATTATATATATCTTCACCATATAATACATTAAAGTTACTTAATAAGAGTAAAGCTGGAACTTTATCTACATTATCTGGCATAATTATTTTTTGTCCGTTTTCTAAAATAATATAAATTTTTCCATCTTTTTCTTTAATTCTTTTATCAATGCAAATAAAATGTATATCATCTATTAAAGATGACTTTGATATATTTTGTAATAATTTTTTTGAATGATCGCAAAAATTAGAATAATATAAAATAGAACTCATAAAATATTATTAGTAATTCTATACAGAATTTTAACTTATTCGTTACTTATAAAATTGATTTAAATATATATAAATAATAAATGATATAAATACAAGATGATTTCAAACAACCCAAAAGTATCTTCAAAAAAAGAAGATGATAGTAATACTCTTCATTTTACATTATCTGGGGTAAATGTCAGTTTAGCAAATGCTATTCGCAGAACTATTTTATCTGATATAGAGAATGTTGTATTTAAGACAAGTCCTCATAGTGAAAATTTAGCCAACTTTATTACTAATACAAGTAGAATAAATAATGAAATTCTAAAACAACGATTAAGTTGTATTCCTATTTATTTAAAACACGAAGAAATAGAAAATATTGATGATTATTTAGTAGAAGTAAATGTTGAGAATTCAACTGACGATAGTATTATTTATATCACTACTAAAGATTTCGTCATTACACATAAAGAAGTACGCCTTGAAACAAAAGAAATATTTAGACCTTGGATATCACCCGACCAAGAAGAACATTATATAGAATTCGCAAGATTGAGACCCAAAATATCAGATAGTATTCCAGGAGAAAAAATCCATTTTACATGTAAACTATCTTATGGTACATCAAAGGATAGTGCAATGTATAATTGTGTTTCTGCTTGTTCTTATGGATATACTATAGATGAGCGAACTCAACAAGAAAAATTAACAATAAAAATAGATGAATGGAAAAAAAATGGACTTAATATTGAATTTGAAACAAAAAATTGGTTATTATTAGAAGGACAACGAATTGTATTGGAAAATAGTTTTGATTTTATTATTCAATCTATAGGTGTCTTTACAAATAATGAAATTGTAAAAAAAGCATGCGAAAATATAACTATGAGATTAGATAACGTTTTAAAAACTATTGAAACAAATGAAACATTAATTATTGAAGGAGAAAATACAATGAATAATAGTTATGATATTATATTAGAAAATGAAGATTATACTATTGGTAAAGTTATAGAGTATATGATGTATATAAAATATTTTGAAGGATTAGGAACATTAACTTTTTGTGCTTTTAAAAAATATCATCCTCATAATACAGATAGTCTAATTCGTATTGCTTATAAAGAACCAACAAGTAGAGAAAATGTTATACAAAATATAAAAGAATGTATTGAAGAAGCAAAAGATGTATTTATAAATATACATAAAAAATTTTAAAATAATGAAATACCAGTTGTATATAACAATTTATTAGAAATCGGTTTTGGAATGTTTACTTTATTTATTGATATACGTTTTATTTTTTTATTCAATACTGGTTTAGTTATATGTTCTTCAATAACATTATTTGTAAATGTTATTTCATTTGATAATGACATATTTTCATTATGAATTCTGTTGATAATAACGTCACTATTATTATTTTTTATTTTATGATGTATTATTTGTAAATTTTTTGTAATTGTATCAAAAAAAGTCCAAACTTCACCACACGTAATTTCATATAAAATAGTATTTTTTTTACAGAAAAATAAATTACTCATACAAGCACCATGAGCACAAACTATTAATTTTGCGTTATTAAAATATTGTATTTGCTCTTCAAATGGTATATTTTCAAGAATTAATGTTTGAAAATTATTACCATATTTATGTTTCATAAATATTTTTACTTTTTCAATGTTATTGATTTCTCTTCTTTCAGACCCATTCGTATAATTAGCATTGTTAAGCTCTCGTGATTCGTCTCTAATTAATTTTACTCTTTTTCCTCTTTGGATTAATATAACAGAAGGATATTTAGGATAATTGATATCCGGATTTATGTTGAATCTATTAAACATATATTTTCTAAATATATCAAAATAAATAGGGCTTGTTAACTCTTCTTTTGCTTTATTAATATATAATTTAGCATTTACAGAATCAAATAATGATAGTTCTATTTCAATACATTTACAATTCATTATTATACAATATATAGGAAGGAAATTGCCTAATGTTTGAGAAATACTTTCTTCGCGAATAATTCGTTTATTTTTATATATACCCACAATAATTTCTGGAAATAAACAATCGCAAATAAAATGGGCGTAATGAAAAAGATTTCCCGATTCTCTTCTATTTAGAATTTTAATCATTATATAATATTTAGCAAAAAATTATATAATATATATATATAATATGTCCGGAACCTCTCTCGCAAGTATGATGAAAAATTTGACGACGACACCCACTACGAGTTCCCCTGCTTCAGTAACAGGAACAAAAACAGGCGGTCGTCGTCGTCGTGGTCGTCGCGGTACGCGTAAGTCGCGACGTAGTGGTCGTGGACGAAAAAGCCGAAGGAGACGTTTTTTCTTTTAAAGAAATAATAAATAATTAATAATAAAAATATTTATTATTAATAATACATTTACACATTTAACCTTAATAATAATCAAAATTAACAGACCACATATGAAGTGAATTATCCATTTTTTTAACATAATCATTTACTACTTCATATTTTACAACTTTTTTATGTGGCTTCAACTGATTCAAATATATTTGATGAATATAAAACATGTGTGTTCTATAATTTTTTGGAAAATGTTTCAATATTAATTTTTTATTAATATAACAACTAACATAATTTTTATACAAATTATTAATAAATTTATTATCAATAGAAGAATATTTTTTAATCTTTTTAATATATTCTGGATAATAATGAAGAAATTCATCTACTTTATTTTCATTTACCAAAGTAAAATAATGGTATTGTAAATTAGAAGAATTACCTCTTAACAATCGTATTTTTTCATAATTTGGATTTCTTATTTTTGTCCTAATATTTGTTCCAGTTTTTCTAATAATAATTCCCATAAAATAGCTTGGTGTATCATTATCGTTATAATAATTAACTAAATCACTATAATTAGAAAAATGAGTTAATATAGAAGGACATTTTACATTTTTATTAAATGAATGAATAATTTCTCTAGTATTTAAAAATTGTTGGTTCTCCATATTGTATGCTTCAATTAACCACAAAGATGGTTTTACAAAGGCTGTAACAATACGATTACTTGGATGTTGCATAACAAAACTATAACAATATGATTTATTTAAAGTGGACAAATCTAGTTTACAATAATCGATTGTTTCATAAAACATATCATTAAAAGTTTTATTACTAAAAAAAATTACATTACCATCAATTGTTGTTTTTGTTGATATTTTCCATTTTTCTTCATATACATCCCAAAATAAATTAATCATGGTTCCTTCAATAAACTCTTCTACTATTACTTCATCAAACTTTGGATATTTTGATATAAATTCATCCAAATAAAGAGATTTTGATGGACTTAACAAAACTATCTTTTTTTCAATATTATCAACAACAACAGAACGAATATTTCTTGTCGTGTCATTAAATTCATTTATCTTTGATTTATTGTAAAACATTATATCATAATTCCCAAATTTTTTACTTTTAATATGGGTCTCGTTTAATATATTATTAATATTTAAAACAGACATTAACAAATGTAATCTAATATAGTAATGTAACTTTATATGTGTTTGACATATTATATAAATATCTATAATAAATATAATAAATGACTGAAGAAGAACCAAAATCAAAAATGAAATCTATTTTTCTTCAATTAGGTGATGTTTTTAAAATAACGAATGATTCTTATACTCAAAGTCATTATATAGAATATATTGACCCATACAAAATTAAAACAATTGATGTAGAATCTTTAGATAAAATAGAGTTTCGTATTACTACAGAAAAACTATTAGCATCAAAAGACAACGAGATAATAGAAGGAGATATTGATTTATTATTCAGAAATCATTATCAAGGATTTGTACTGCAAAATAAATTATATATAAACAAATGGGTTCAACTTACATTTGAAAACAAAGATATTTTAATCGGTGAAATCACTCATTCGGAACAAGATATGATTGAAATTCAATTGGACCAAACAAAAGAAAAACTTTATATTAATTTTAATTATAATGGAATACCAGAAAATATACCAATAAAACAAATTAAAATAATTACTAAACCAAGTGAATATGATGAAGAAGTAGAGAATAATTTAGATATTGAAATTATCGGAGAAGTAGAAGATGTTATCCAATTATTAGATGTAGATGTATCAAGATATAGATATGATATTGAAATTCAAAAAACTGATTTATTAAATTCAATGTTATCTCAATTATCTTCTTCTGAAAAAACAAACCAAAATTTAAATAATATACATTTAAATATTGAACGATTTCAACAGCTAAGAAAACAATTCTCTACTTTTGATGAATATGGAAATATAATTAATTCTATTTATAAAGGACCTTTATGGAAGCCATTAGTTAATAACCTAAAAACATTAAAAACACAATTATCATGGATCATACCCGTGACATCTAATGTTAAAAAAGTATATGGAACCACAGAAGAAGACCAACAAGAATTTTCATTTATTTCAAATTATCCTTTAGAGATTGATGAAAAATTAGATGAAATCGTTCAAATGTTTAAAGGTGAAGTATCCAATCAAAAAAGTTTTAGATATATTCAATATTTACAAAACCTATATAATTTTTTTACACCATTTGAAAACTTAGATTCTTTAAAATCATTAACTTCTATTCCTCTTCAAAATAATATCTCTGTAATGATTGATAATGAAAAAATTAATAAATTTGGTATATTTGATTCTTATGTTATAAAAAATATTCCTCTTCCAAAAGGTGAATTTTATAATAAAGTAGAGAGTAATATTTTTATAAGAGATGTATACTTATCTGGAGATAAAATATTAGACGCATATCAATTAACTGAAGGAAAAATGTTCGCAAATCGTGTTCCTATTCCAAATACAAATGACATATTAGATATAACTGGATTTTTGGTATTACCTCAACCAATAGTAGAATATTCACGTGTTAAATTACCTGGAACAAATATTCTTGATAAAACATGTTTGAGCCATTTATTCATAGATTATTCTTATTTATTCAATAAAGACGCAAAGGGAAATGTAATTAATGTTAATAATGAAACTGTTAATAATGAAATTATAGAGAAAACTTTTATTAATAAAAACAAATTAAATTATTATAAACCCACAGTATCTGGACATTATTTAGAATTTTTAGAAAATATTATTCCTAAATCAAAAAATATTTTCAAAATAGTAAAACCTTATATTGTTGGAAAATTATCATTAGTAAACATTATACATTTTTTAGAACCCTATTTAATATATCCAGATGATATAACTTATACATTTTATACAAAAGATATTAACCCATTTATAGTAGAAAAAATAAGCGAATTTAATAATGAAATATATCATAAAAAACGTGCGTTTGATGATTTATTTTTTAGAATTTCTGAATTAAATGAAAAGCGTTCAAAAAAGAAATTAAAAATTATATTAAATATTTCAAAAAATGAATTGTGTCAAATATATAATATTGCTGAAACAAATAAACATCCTTATAATGATGAAATATTATTCAAAATGACCATTAGTGATTTTAAAAATACATATACTTATAAAATTATTCAGTCTACTATGTATTTATTAATTGATTCAAAATTAGATGAATATATAGAACAACAAAAAGATATAGAACCAACTGAAAATACGTGTGAAACAAAAGAAGAACCTTGTGTAAGTAAAGAAGAATGTATGGAAGATGAAAAAGATGAGAATAAATGTAATTCTATTTCTAATATAGCTAAAAGTATTACCAAACATAACTTAGATAAATTTTTATCAGAATTTGATGAAAAGTATGTTATTACACAACACGAATTAAAAGAAATAGTTGATAGAGAATATAATTATCATTTTTCTATTTTACCAAAAGTTATTCAAATAGAATATAATACTTCTTACGGAAAATATGAAAAAATAAAAAATAAGTTGGCTGAAGAAGCAAGTAGAGAAATGAATTATGAAGCTGTAACAAATATGTCACCTTATATAAAAAAAAGAGATTATTGCTTGGGTATTTTTGACTTGGAAACTAAGTATAATAAAATTATAGAATTCAAAGAAAATTATACATATAGTTTTCCAACAGATAATTTTTGGTTTTATTGTATAAAAACAAATACTAAATTATTACCTACTTTTATATATGAATTAGCACACACATTTATTTATGATCGTGATAATTTTGACAATAAATTACATTATATAATTAAAATACAAGGGGTTGATGGAGATGATGGTGAATCTTATGTTGATAAACATAGTGGTTATATAATTCATAAAAAATTCTTTGATACTGCTGAAGGATATAATAATGGGTTTAAAGTAGTAACTAGAGATTTTTTAAAAGAAGATGAAGAAATTGGTGAAATAAAAGAAGAAATCACAGAAATGCTTGTTAAAGATAGACCTTACATGAAATACGAATATTATGAATTAATAATAAAAACAATTGATGATTTATGTTCTTATTTAAAAATTCGTTTGAATTATGAAACAAAAAATGATTTTATAGCAAATATTGTTTATCAACAAATGATAATGCTTTATGATGAAAAAAAATATAGAGCAATAATAAAAAAACAAAAAGAACAAAACAAAGACAAAGAGCTATTAGATTATAATAGTTATATTAATCGTAATCTTGTTAAAAATATAATCTCAACTTTTTTAATTTCTCTACAAACTAATATTCCAAATATTAGTTTGAATGAAAATTGTTGTTCTATGGATTTTTATCCATCAAATCCTGATGGAGGAAACGAATCTTTGAATTTTATATCTAAAATAAGTTTACATTTAATTAAAAAAAAAGAACAACCATGGAATTCTCTACTTAGGTCAAATGCTGAACCTATGAAAATTGATGATATAGAGAAACTAATATATAATGCATGTGACAAAATTATAAAAAATCCAGACAGTATTATACTTATAGAACAAAGAAAACAAATTAAAATAAAAGCAATTGAGAGCGGATTAGAAGGAAAAAGTATTGGATTTATTCCAAAAATATATAAAATAAGTAATTGGAAACAATTTTTACCTCCTTTATTGAATATAAATATAAAAACAAAAGTGGATAATCTTTCAAAAGAATTTATTAGAAGTTTAAATCATAATTTATCTACAGGAGATATAAAACAATTTGATAAAATAAATATCATTGAAGGAAAAAATATTATATTTTCTCTACTAATTCAACAAGAAATACAGGATGTTATTAATAGAGAAGAATTAAAATTAAAAAGTTTATCAGGACAATTATATTTGGAAAATTCTTGTTGTTGGGATTTAGATAAAAAAAGATTATCTTTTGGTCTACCAAATTTTATTAATTATTTTATTGAAAGAAACCCTATTATACAAAAATATATTGATTTTATTGATGAAAATTCATTACGATTGAATGATATTAGATTTCTTAGTTTTTCTCCAACTATATTAATTAATATAGATACCAAATTAAAATTTCAAGTAATCAGTAATGAATTTAGTGAAAATACAATTTTTATGGCTTTTATTAATTATTGTAATTTTGAAAAACCTAAACCTATACCAGATGATTTTTTATCGTTATGTAAATGTAAAGAAGGAAAACCAGATTCTCATTTATTTGATTTGAATGATACTATTCAACATAAAGTAGAGAAACTAAAAGAAATTGGTAAAAATTATACAAATAGTGATTTAATTCATTTATTACAAAGAGTTGGTTATAATAATATTATTCATTTACATAATCTTTCAGAAAGAGAAATATTAAATCCGTTAGAAAATATGAGAATATTATTACATACTTCAATAGATGATGTACGTGAATTAAATCAATTACAATTGGAAGATATAAATAAATCACTTAAAAGTGAACCCCCTATATCCAAGAGTAAATATTTATTACAATTTATAAATAATTGGATAAATAACGCAGATAAAAAAAGCGTTATTCAAGAAACAGACCGCGATAAAATAAATGATGATATTACAGATATTATTAATGAACTAATAGAATATATTAATAAATTTTTATTCAAAATAACAAAAGCAGATAAAACATTAAATGAATTCTTCAAGAAAATTTTTGTATGGAAAGATTATCCTTCAAATTTCTGTAATTTAATAACTTTTATCAAAAATTATACACATAATATTTCAAAAGTATTTCCAAACATAATGGCAAATAATTTCCTTCAAAATGGAGATAATACACCTTTATTAAATGATATTATACATAAATATCAAGGATTATCTACAAATGACATAACATCAATCAAAAAAGTAAATAATACATATTATCAAAGATTAATAAACTTAAATCAATTAATAAATGCTGATGATGATAAACAAAAACCTATCATTATCCAAATATTAAATAGAATTCAAGAAGACGATTATTGTCAAAGGATTATTAATTTAATGATTCAAACTCCTATTTTTTCTCAATTTAATAATCGCATTTTTGATAATAAAACAACAACATTATTATTTTCGTTTTATTTTCTTACAATTTTCTCTACTTATATAGAAATTACTTATCAAGTTTTAGATACACTTGAGGAACCTCCTAGGGTTAAAGATAATATTAAAATATTTATTATTCATTTGTTAATTGTTTACATGAATATGATGGATGAAGACAAGAAAACATTAAATTTTTTATATAAAAATGTATTTGATAACGAGTTTAAATTAAAAGAAGTAGAGAAAAGTGTTATGATAGATCGTTTACAACAAATGACAAATGAAGCAAGAAAAGCTGATAATAGTTTGAAGGCTCATCGTTTAGGTATTTGGGGTAAAGGATTATCTGATAAGGTATTTAAATATTCAGAAAATATTGATATAATAGATACTGCTGTATTAAAGAAAACGAAACAACTAGAAGAAAAAATAAGACAAGAAGAATTAATTAGCGACGTATTAATAAACGAACAAAATGAAGAACAACTTTATGAAGAACCTATAAATGAAGAACCTATAAATGAAGATATAGAACACGGCGATGATGATGAAAATGACTTAGATGATGGTAATGAATATGATGAATATGATGAAGGAGAAGAATATAATGATAGAGACCGCGATGAATAATTGAATCGTGTGGGATGTTATTGTTTTATATAATTAATATATAATGGTACTTCTTTTTATTAAAAAATATCAAACTTTAATGAGTATTATTTTATTTTTGATTATTTATTATATTATTCAATATGATCGCCCATTATTTATTTATAACACAAATGGAACATTAAGACAATTTGGCGTTGGATATAAAAAAAAGACAATTCTTCCTATTTGGCTATTAGCAATATTATTGGCAATCATATCTTATATGGTCGTTAAATATTATATAATTATAATGTCATAAAAAAAGAACTCATCGTTATTGCTAATATACACGTGTAAAAATACCAAATACATTTACCAATTATAAATTTTTGATTTGTAATTTCGAATAATTGAGTTTTAATTTCATCTTGTTCATCTTTTGGAAATAAAGGTGAAAATAATTCTCTCCATAAATATTCAAAATTACTTGGTGTTAATTGATTTATAAATATATTTTGGCTTTTATATATCTGTGCTACAATTCTTTTTGTTTCTTTTAAATCACCACCTGTATCTTTTTCTGTCATTAATTTTGATAAGATTCCACTTGCTTTATTCGCAACATATAAGTATCCAATTACATTTGAAAATATAGAATTTAATTCATCAACATACATAGCTTTTAAAGGTCCAATGTATATTAATAAAGTAGGCAGAAATATAATTACCCATGTAACAAATACTGCTAAAAATATAGTTAATGTATTTGTTGTAATTGTGAACCCAATAAAAAATTCTAATATCATAATTACAAATAATCCAATCGGTTCAATCATATTTATTTTTCCTGGATTACTATTTTCTGATAAATACAAAGCAATAATATAGATAATTGTAATAATATACAATGCACTTAATCCATTCGTTGAAAGTGATGACATATTATAGATATTACGGATAATTTATTTTGATATTATAACATAATAAATAAATGAGTTTAGTTGAACCTGGAATGAAATATTATGTAAACGAAACATTAAAACAGTGTCACTCTTTTAAAGAACAATATCATAATAAAATAGTTAATGTTTCTTTAGGAATTGGGTTAACCATTATAGTATTACTAGTATTAACTATCAAATATAAAAAAAAATTAACACCTAAAGAAAAAGAAGCAAAAAATAGAGAAAAACAACATTATATATTATCCAAAATAAAAAATTATCAAGACGCAAAATTAAAAATGTCTGAATCTCTTATAACTGGATTGCCTTTAATGACAGATATTTAAATGATAATTAAATATATGGAAGAAGAAATTGCTAATTTAGATAAAACTATTCAAAACATACAAGAAATGGGAAAAATATATAAATCAGAACCGATTTTATCAGCTATAGATAATTATTATAAATTAAAATCCAAATATGAAATGACAAAAAAAAACAAATGTATTTTTTGTGGAAATGAAGGTTCTACTATTTTTAAAACACTTTGTATTAATGGAAATAAAACATTAATTGCTGAATGTAAATCATCACAATCATGTTCTACAAAAATAAAAATTCTAACAGGAAAAATAGAAAATTTTCGTGACAAAATTTCTCTACTTAAACAACAAATAGAGAAACTAAAATTAAAAATTATTTTATATAAAAATGACATTCTATTTGGATATGTCAATCCAGAAAAAACTGATAAATTTGAAAAAATAATGAATGACTTTAACATTTATACATTAGAATTAAAAGTTTTTATGGAGTTGTATTCTGATATTATAGAGAACCAACGTGATTATGATAATTTAAAAAAACTCGAGTCGGATTTATATATTCAAATACTAAATATAAAAAGAGATATTATAAATTATAACAATGAAAAACATACTGAAGATTTAGATGATGCTGTAAATATTTTTGTAGAAATATTATCCAATATTGACAGCGAAGAACATAGATTATTAGAAAAAATTATGTTATTAAAATATGTTAATCCTTCTGTTGAATATGATGAAAAAGAAAAAACACTTTATCTAATTCAAATACCTAGACAATATGATATATATTCTAATGAATTCTCTACATTACCCATAGAAGTAATTACAAATGAAAAATTATCTTCGTCATCTCCAAGAAAATCAAAAACAAAAACATTAAAATCAAAATCATTAAAATCATCAAAATCAAAATCAAAATCAAAATCATTAAAAACAACTTCTAAAAAAGAAGAATCTTTATGGGAACAATATTCAGAATCAGATGAAGAAGGTTATATTCCGCAACCAAAAATAACTATTACAGAAGATACAGATATTATTCATGCTGAAGAAATTAACGATGAAGATATAGAAAAAAAATTAGATAAAAAAGAGTTGGAAGAAGAAGAAAAAGGATTGGAAGAAGAACAAGATTTGGAAGAAAAACAAGATTTGGAAGAAAAACAAGATTTGGAAGAAAAACAAGATTTGGAAGAAGAACAAGAGTTGGAAGAAGAAGAAGTATTTATTGATCCAATTTATACTTTAATAGATAGAATTCCTTCAATAGTAGAGAATGGTGATTTTTATGATAAAGAAATAGAATTTGTAATAACAACAAAAACAACAGATGCTTTACCCGGAAAAGCACCCGGAGAAAGAATACCATCAGAAAAAGAAGGAAGATTTGATAAATTAAGTAAAGTAAAAAATTGGAGATATCATTTATCTAATTATGGAATTGGTGAATATGTATTAGATGGAAAAAGATGGAAAACAATAGAACATTATTATCAAGCGTCTAAGTTTAAAAAGAATAATCCACAATTTTATAATGTATTTTCTCTAGATTATAGAGAACCTGTTGAAGGATATCCTGATTTAATTATTTCTGAAAATGCTACTTTAGCCAAATATGCTGGAACAACTGGAATATATAATGATAAAGAAAAAGGACCAATAAGAATAAGACCAGAAGGAATAGAAATAGATGATGATTTCTTTTTACCAGATGATGTAAAAGAAAAAGATAAATATAAGTTCAGAGAAAAATATGAATTGTTTATAGCACAACAAACTAAATTTAATACAAATGAAAAAATAAAAAAGATATTAAAAGCTACTAAAAATGCGAAATTAAAATATAATGATAATACTAATTCAGCAAATAATATAATGTATATTAGAAGTGAATTACAATAATTTCGTAAATATAATTATATTCATTAAATATAATTATGTTCAAATTTATTTCATTAAAAATGTTTATTGCTAGTTTTGTAATTGGATTATTTTTCGTTTATATGATTGGCTCTGAAAATAAAAAAATAATAGTATATCCTACACCACAAAATATAACAAAAATTCAATATAAAGATGTAGCTGAGAATTGTTTCTCATTCGTTTCAAAAGAAGTCCCATGTCCAGAAAATGGTAATTTCTCTACTATTCCTTTTCAACAATAATTATTTTCCAACAATAATTATTTTCCAACAATAATTATTTTCCAATAGTATCAGGCAACGCATCAATCATTTCATCTATTTCATCTAATCTATCATCTATTTTATCTCTATGAACAGGATAATAGTTACTACAACTGGTATCATACACATATAATGATTTCAAACCGTATTTATAATTTAGTACTAATTCAATAACTGAAGATAAATTAATATATCCTCTATTTTTAAATTTAAGTAATGCAAACTTTAAATTTGTATTATAATCATCTAATGTAATTATTGTCTTTAATTGTGTATTATCTACATCATCTGTTAATATAATAAAAGATAAATTGTATCTTACAAATTGTTTTGTTGAATTATTATAAACTATAAATATAATTTTAAGATTTTCTTTCATATCAGCACCAACACTTAACATTTTATCTAATATTATATTAATTGGACCTGGACCTGTACTTTTATTTAATTTTGAATAATCTATTTTTTTTTTATCTTGTTTACGTAAAATTGGAAAATGTTTCATACGACTTCTTAAATATTTATTTATAATTTTATTTCCACACGAATAGAATATTTTATCAAATGTTAATGGATTTTTCTTAAAACATTTTTCAAAAATATTTCTATAATGGCTATTTGTAATATCATGATAATTATCATTTTGTTCCTGACTAACCGACCTTATTTCAGAAAGTAGTGAATCTCCAGCATACTCATAATCATTTTCTTCACTATTGAATGAACGTTTAATATCTTGAATTTCTGTTTGAAAATAATTCTCATAACCAGGTAAAGTAATAGATTTATAATATAGTTTTGTAGGTCCAACTGGAATATCTACTATTTGAAGATGTATTTTATTTTCTGGTGTTGTTTTAATAGAAATATTTCCATGAGCGTTAACTATCAATAATCCGATATTAATATCTTGTTTATTGAAAACCGGTATATCAACCGGTCTTTCAAAAGGTATTTTTTGAGAATTTATTCTTCTTGTAATAGAAGCGAAATTGTTACTTTTAATTTTTCTTGTAATTGAATTTGTAGCTGATTTAAAACTTCTACTTTTTTTTTCAAATGATAACAGTTTATGTTTTTGTGTATTTGATAACCTTATTTTTTTTCTTTTTGATTTACAACGTATATCTCTTATAAGTTCATCTAGTAGTTCATTTAATTTTAGACCTTCTATATTAAAAAAAACATTAACACTTTTATTTTCTATTAAATATGAATTAGTTATAGTTTTGCTATACATTTTTAAGAAACCTAAATCTTCTGCGTTATCTAAAACATATTTATTTGTTGAATTTAATGTTATACTATTATTCCCTTTTGTTGTTATATGAATATCACTATCAGATGATTCTGTTTGTTTAATTATATTTTTTGTTATTAAATATTCCAGATATGGTTTATTTTCTTCATCTAAAATTGAATAAATAACTGACGAATTTTTCATTTTAACAATATTTAATAATTCAAAAAAAATATTATAACTTTGTGAACCATTATACAGATTATACACATATACATAAGTCTTATAATTAATTAAAACAGATGTTATTTTTAAAAATATATAATATAACAATATGTCTGATTTGTTAGACATATAAGGCTGAAAATAAATTTTATTATCTTGTAATGAAAAATAAATTATATAATTATTAGGCGAATCAGTATATTTAATTTCAAGAGAAAACATATTTAATCCTATTTTTTTTAAAAAAATATATTTTGTTTTACATCTTGTATAAATTTTGTTATTTATTTCTTCAAATGCTAGATACATATCGTCTATATTAATAGAACTATCATGTGTTATAGGAACAGGAATAATTAATGTAGTCATATATATTATTTTAATATAATTATATTATTTTAATATAATTATATTAGATTCATAAATTTCTCTACATACATTACATTGACAATCTATATTAGATAAATTATTTATAATACAATCCGGACATTTTCTAATTCCATTCTCATCACAAAATTCTGTTGTAACATCATATTCTTTATTACATATTTTACATTCCCATTGTTCTGGATTAGGTTCACAATCTAAACAAATATAAATAGAAACGCCATCAAATGATTGAAATAAAATATTATAAGTTTCTCTATAATATATCCATTTTCCTTTTTCTTCTGTCGGACCTTTTTCTTTTTTACCCACTCTTTTTTCACATTCAAAACAATATTTATTTTCAATTGTTTCTTCCATTTTATAAAGTAATAATTGTAGAGAAACAAGAAATACGTTCAATTTTATAAGTTTATAATTATATAATTTTATAAAATTAATATATCATAATATTTATAATGGTTAAATACGATTTAGCACATTTATCACAAGAAGAACATCAAAATGTTAGTGGTCCTATTCAGGATGACGAAGCGTTATTTTTATATTCTATTATTCGCGGGTGTAGATTAAAACGAATTTTAGAAATAGGTGGTTTATCCGGATATAGCGCTAAAAATTTTTTACAAGCATTATCGTTTAGTAAAGATGGGATTTTATATACTTGCGATTTAAACCCAGTTCCTGTTCTTGCTGAAAACCATAAAGTTATAATTAAAAATGCGTTAGATTTAACAATATCTGATTTAGATAATCAACCTTTAGAGTTAGTTTTTTTTGATTGTCATGATATGGTACAAATGGATATTTATTATAAATTAGTAAATAATAATATTATAAATGATAATACAATTTTAGCATTACACGACACAAACCTACATTATCCACCGCATCAACATTGTGGTGTTTATATTGAAAAAGAAAATGGATTTGCGCATCAACCAGTTGAACGACATATGGTTAATATATTTAAAGAATTAGGTTATGATATTTTTAGTATTTCGACAGACTGTACCAAACATAATTCTGATTTCCCTGTCCGACACGGAATTACAGTTTGTAAAAAATTCAAAGTACTCTTATAAAGTGATAACTTTTGTATAATCTTTTCTTTGTTTTCCACCAAAAAATTTAATTGTATCATGTGCTTTACTTTTTTTTGATTGACTTTTATTTATATATAAAATTTTTTATACTTAAATTATATGACAATAAATATATCAAAATTTGTAAAATCAAATACTGGAAAATATGTTGTATCTATTTTATTAGGGTTAGGATTGGCTACTATTTTTAGAGAAGTTTGTAAAGATGATGAGTGTATTATTTTTTATGCTCCAGATTTAAATGAAGTAGAGAACAAAATATATAAACAAGATGGTAAATGTTATAAATATAATTTAGTTTCAACTAAATGCGATGATAGTAAAAAAGATGTATTAATAACACCGAATTCGTCATAATTATATTTATAATTCATTTATAAATATAAATGGCTTCTGGAACAACCAATATTTTTGATTTACCACAATTAAATCAAAATATTCAATTTAGTATAACAGATAATATTGCAGGTCAAGATACAAAATTAAATCCTGTAAATACTCCAATAAATTCTATTCCAACAAACACAGGTATAGCTTTAGACCAAACAACTATAAATCAACTTGTTTCGGGTATTCAACAAGCGAGCGTTTCAGGAGCTACCCAACTACAATCAAGAGATTTACCAATACATAAAACTCAACAATTAGATTGTCAAATTCAACAAGAATATATTCCTCCTTCAAATAATACAAATTTTATTGAAGAAGATGAAGATATTGAAGAACATAACTTTAGAGATAATAAATCAAAAAATTATTTATACATGTTTGAAAATACCTATAATGAAATTCAAATGGCAGTATTATTGTCTACTTTTTATTTTTTATTACAACTACCATATATTAAAAAATTATTAATAACATATATTCCCATTTTATTTTTTAAAGATGGAAATATTAATATTTATGGAAATTTATTTATGAGTATTTTGTTTGGAATTGTTTATTATATATTATCATTATTTATTAATGTTAACGAAAAAGAAAGAGAATGTAATTATTCAGATTAATTTCCAAAAATAATGTTGTGAAATCTTTCAATAACAAATCCTTCGATCGGATTTATATCATTTTGTAAAATTTCAACAATTTTTAAATAAAAATCTCTAGGACGTTTTAAAATATTTTTTTTAGAAACTATGAATTGTCCACCAGCACCAAATGTAAATTCCATGTTTTCTTTTCTTTCATTAAAAAGTTTTTCATACACATCAATTAAAGGTATATTATCGTGATGTCGACAACCAGATAAATTACAAGTTAAAATTGAATGACATAATATTTCAAAATCTTTATTATATTCTTTATTATTTATTATTTCATTTAATTTTTCTATTGTGTTTACTAGATGATCGAATGGATTTCCCTGTAAAAAAATAGTATAATTCTCTAAATTATCATAATTATCATAAATATATTTATTAAAAGTATGCTGTTCTCTACCGACATTATTTAATAATATTTCATTATACCCGTTGTTTAATAGTTCTCCTTTATTATAAATAATCACATTTGAAAAATTTTTAGTCCATTCTACATTTTCATTATATCTTGCAACAATAATATTCATATATTCATATATAATACTATTATTTAATAAAAAATAATAATTCACCTCCTCCTCTTTTTAGTTATGTTATGTTGTGATAATTTTTTTTTGATAATTTTTTTTTGATAATTTTTTTTTTGATAATTTTTTTTTTGATAATTTTTTTTTTGATAATTTTTTTTTTGACAAGCTTTTTTCTTGACGAGCGTTTATTATTTTATTATCAGGTCTATATCTCATAAAATGGAGTTCATATTCTTTTGTATTTTTTTTATTTTTTAAAGATAAGAATAATTTATTTTTATTAGCTCTCATCTCTTCTAATGTTTCTTGATGTCCATAACATTCTATACTAAATCTTTTTAATAATCCCTTTTGATTAAGCCGATTATGTTGTTGAACTTTAAATAAATATTGAGACATACATAATATTCTATTTATATCATAATAATCTTTATTTGAATATAAAAATGCCAAATAAAAACTTAACATGGTATCTATAGTTGCGATTTTAATTGCTTGATTATTTATGTTAATTATATTATAACTATGACACGCCATCGGCTCGTAAATAAAAGCAACAGTATCTTTCTCTACTTTTATTTCATAATGTAAAGAAATAATCTCACCAATACTTTCTCTTTTTACAATAGATACATTTTGAATGCCTATATTATCTAATGCGTGTTTTACTGAATTGGCTGTTTTTAATGGTTCTATAGATAATACATCAAAGTCTGGATTTTTTTTAAATTTATGTTTTAATTTACTTGGCATATATCTTGAATATAGAGAAATAGCAAATCCTCCAAAAAATACAACATTTTCTTTTATAAAAGTATTTTTAATTACATCATAAATATTTATATTTTCTGTATTCTCCATTTTTCTTTGAAAATCTATTTTCCAACAATCATTTGCTTTTAATGGAAAATTTTTATTTAATAAAGTTAGTCTCTTTAATACTTTTTCCCATCGGCTTACATCCCCAGCAGGTCTGGATAATTCTAAATACATTGACATTCTTAAAAAATTAGGAGGTGCATATAATATTCCTTTTTTACTAATTGCCTCTTTTTGTAATACTTGAAAAATACTTTTATTTAAAAATGTTATATCCGCAACAGGTATAAAATTTACAAACACTTTATATGTTCCTTCATGAATTCCATTTTTTGCTTCTACTTCTTGAAATCCATTTTTATAATAAATATCAGCTAAATCTTTTGCGTCTTGATGGGCGTTAGGAGAAAAAAAATCATAATCAGGTATTTCTGTGTTTTTATTATAAAATTGGTCTTCTATCGGAAGAATAGAATTAATTGCTGTACCACCATAAGCAATTAATTTTCTCTTCTTTAAAAATTCTTCTACTACATTAATTATTTTTTTTACTTCTGGTGAATTTACAATTGCGATTCCTTCTTTTTCTTCAGCTTTGTCTACCGCCATACGCAATATTGCTAATTCACAATCTTCAAGGGTCAATCCTTTATCACATTTAAATGGCTTCATATAATATAAAAATATTATTTATATATTAAAATTGTAATATCTACCACTTGCTTGTCTAGGAGCAAAAGAATAAGTAGGTGGAGGATTATTTGGTACTTGGATATATAATGGCGTGTAACGCAAATCAGCTGGTTTTAATATAAATGCGTTTCCACTATCATTAAAAAAGTTAAATGTATTTGCGTATACTGCATCTTTATTTGAAAAATTAATTGCTGTAAATTGGATTCCTAATAAGTTTGCTGTTAAAATATTTGGATTTCCTGAATTTGCTCCTATATCTGGTGTAACAACTGTCATACTTTTTTTATTAAAATCAATTAATTCATTTTGGTCTGGTGAATTTTTCATCTCATAATTTGTTATTAATCTACAATTTATTGAATTTGTCATCAAATTACAAAATTCCATTAAATCTGAATTATCTAATACACTTGTATTTTGTTTGTCAATCATTAATATTATTTTATTCTTAAACATATTTAATGGTAGAGAACTAATATTTCTTATTGAACAATCTAATTTATTATTATTATCTTTACAATCTTGATATTCAAAACTATATTGTGGTCCTAATATATAACCACTACTTTCATAATTCTTAAATATTAATGCCATATTAGAAAACATAGTTTGATTTGTGCTTTGTATCCTCAAATGAATAAATAATGGGTCTGTTGGATTTGGTGCTGTTGAAATGTTAAATGCTGTATTAATAATTGATTCAAACACATTTCTAAATTGAATTGAGTCGTTTGATTCTTTTATAAAATAATTATTAGGAATTGTTGATGTAGCTACTATTGGTTGATTGTCTAATGAATATATTTCAAAGTCTAAAAATCTTACACCTTGTGCTATAACATTTTTTAATGATTGTGTATCTACATTATTATTTGAAGTTGTTTTGTCGTTATTACAAGAATTGTATGATGAATATATGTAATAATCTCTTATTGCGTATGTTCCATCTAGTCCTGAACCAGTCGGGTCTGTTGAAGTTTGAGTTGTTGAACTTTGATTTGAATCATCTACATTTATAACAGGAGCAGAGAAACTCATAGCACTTATCATTCGGTTAGGTTGTGATGATAGTGAAGATTGTGAAGATTTTTTTGATGTAGTTACAGCAATAATAATTATAACAATAATTATTATTAACACTATTATACCAATAATAATTGATTTATCCATTTATTAATATAAATGATTATTTTATTCTTTTATTCACAATAAAGTTAAATAATAAATATATTATATATTAGATATGCCAGGAGGGTTAATGCAATTAGTAAGCGAAGGACAACAGAATATTATTTTAAATGGTAACCCGTCTAAAACTTTTTTTAAGTCTACCTATTCTAAATATACTAATTTTGGTTTACAAAAATTTAGAGTGGATTTTGATGGGTCTAAAACATTAAGGTTAACAGAAGAATCAAATTTTACATTTAAAATACCACGATATGCTGATTTACTAATGGATTGTTATTTGTCTGTAGAATTACCTAATATTTGGAGCACTATAGTTCCACCAACTGAAGAAAATGGAGAACAATGGGTTCCTTATGAATTTAAATGGATTGAATATTTGGGAGCTCAAATGATTTCTAAAGTAACAATTACATGTGGGAATCAAACTATTCAAGAATATTCTGGAGCATATATATTAAATTCTGTTTTAAGAGATTTCTCTACAGAAAAAAAAGAATTGTTTTTTAAAATGATTGGAAATGTTCCAGAATTATGTAATCCAGCAAATTCTGGAACAAGAGTAAATTCTTATCCAAATTCTTATTATACTACAAGTTCAGTTGGTGCTGAACCAAGTATACGAGCAACCACATTATACATTCCTTTAAATGCTTGGTTTAATTTAAAAACTCAAATGGCATTTCCTCTTATTTCTCTACAATATAACGAATTACATATTAATATTACAATGAGACCTATACAAGAATTATTTCAAATACGCGATGTATATGATACTACTAATAATTTTCCTTATGTAGCTCCCAACTTTAATTTATATTATATGCAAATGTATCGCTTTTTACAAACACCTCCTGATGTTGAATTAGGTGTCATCTCATATACTGATACACGTAGTATTTGGAACGCAGATATTCATTTAAATTGTACTTATGCTTTTCTTTCAAACGAAGAATCACGATTATTTGCTTTACAAGAACAAAAATATTTATTTAAACAAGTAAGAGAAGATATATATTATAATATTACTGGTTCAAATCGTACATCTGTTGATTCAATCGGAATGATTATTGATTGGATGTTTTATTTTCAAAGAAGTGATGTTAATTTAAGAAACGAATGGAGTAACTATACTAACTGGCCTTATAATTATTTACCTCAAGATTTAATACAAGCTCCTACAAATGGAACATGGCCTATTGAACGTTCTAACACAGTTGTAGAAGTGGGTCCAGGTGTAAATACAGATGGGTTTTTAACCGGGTGGATGATTACTGGAAATTATAATTTTGAAAATACAAAAGATATATTAGTTACAATGGGAATATTACTAGATGGCATTTATAGAGAAAACCAACAACCATCTGGTGTTTATAATTATATAGAGAAATATACTAGGACTAATGGTTCTGGAAAAAATGGATTATATGTATATAATTTTTGTATGAACACATCTAATAATGACTTACAACCAAGCGGTGCTATGAATATGAGCAGATTTTCTAATATCGAATTAGAAACTGTTACTATCAATCCTCCAATTGACCCAAACGCACAAAGCTTAGTTATTTGTGACCCACAATCTGGTAATGTTGTGGGTATTAATAAACCAACATGGAGAATATATGATTATTACTATAATATGGTTTTATTTGAAGAAAGATATAATGTGGTTAATTTTATTGGAGGAAATTGTGGATTATTGTATGCAACTTAATATAAAAATTGATTAATAAATACTTACATTATAATATATATCAACAAATGGAATTAACAAAATTATCCAAAAAAGAATTATTAATACATTGCAATAAATTAGGATTAACTAAATGTAAATCAAAATGTAAAAATGATTTAATAAAATTAATTAATACAAGAAATATTATTAGTAATAATACAAATAATATTTCACCTCTTAGATATCCTGGTGGAAAAACTAGAGCATGTAAAATTATTAACAATATTCTTTTACAATATTTTGATATAAATAATTTTGATACAATTATTTCTCCTTTCTTTGGTGGGGGGTCATTTGAATTTTATTTACAAAATAATTACGGATTAAAATTAATAGTAAATGATAAATTTACACCATTATATAATTTCTGGAAACAAGTAAAAATAAATAAACAAATATTATGTGATGAATTAAGAAAAATTACAATAATTACGAAAGAACAATTTATTGATTATAGAAATACAATAATGAATTTAAATGATGATGTATTTCAACAATCAATCCAATATTTTATTATAAATAGATGTTCATTTAGTGGTTCAACATTATCTGGAGGATTTTCAGAAGAAGCTAGTATAAAAAGATTTACACCATCCTCTATTAATAAAATAGAACTATTAGATTTTACAAATATTGATATATATAATTATGATTTTTATGATTTTATAAATAATTTTAATAATAATAAAGCATTCATATTTTTAGATCCACCTTATTATTTAGAAAATAAATCAAAATTATATGGAAATAATGGAGATATGCACGAAAATTTTAATCATCAATTATTATTTGATTTATTAAATACAAAAAAAAATTGGCTTATTACATATAATAATTGCGAATATATTCGGAAATTGTATAAGGATTATATAATTATTGATGTAAATTGGAGTTATTCTATGAATACATCTAAAACATCATCTGAGATTATTATTATTTCTAGATAATTATGTATCTGAATAAATTAAATTTTTTGGTAAATTAATTTTATTATCTAAACTGAAATCACTATTTAATAAATTATTTATATTTTTTGGTTGACAAGAAATTGTAACAGATATTTTACAATATCCTTTATTATTTTTTATTTTATGAATTTTACATCTTATTCTCATTTGCTGTTCACATATAAATAATGGAACATTAAAATTGCATACATCATTTCCCAAATGATATATTCCTTTATCAGATATTTGTATATATGAACATCCTTTTTCACTATATAACTGTTTTATAGTGTCATTCTGACACTTTATATAAATATCATTATAATCAGTTGTTTCATTTTTAATTTTTAACCATTCTTCATGTGTTATATCTTTCAACATAAATGGAGGTATTTTACCATTAAATAATATATGTGTTGAAATAATATTTTCAAATATTCTTTTAGAAGTTTCTGGTATTTTATTTTTTGGACTACCAATCCATTTATTCTCTATATTATCATATTTTAATGTACATTGCATCCAATCAGGTGTATTTACTTTTTTAATTTCAATTGATACATCACGTTCAACTATCATATTACATTCTATATCATTGTTAGAACTACAACCACCTAATTCAGATTCTTTTTGTGTATTAAATTGTTTTCCATTTATTTTGCATTTTCTAACTATATTATATATCATTAATTCATATTTTTTACCATTAATAGAACAATTATAACCTTTTTTCTTCATTATAATATATATTTGTATATAATTGTATATAATAATCAATTTTATAATTTATATCTACTGAAGAACATAACAAAAACACTTACATTTCTTGAAATACTTACACATTTGAAGAAATAATTATAATGTTGCGTTAGATGCTGCTGGACCTTTAACCATAAATTCACCTGTTAATGTAGGTCTTGCTTTATAATTCGGTATAGTTTGAGTATAATAAATAGATGGATTATATCTTTTATTATATAAATATTGTTCTTCGTCAAATGTTTCTCTCCATGTATTAATTCCTTTATTATTATATAAAGCTGGACTATTTATTTTATTATCAAAATAATATGCTCTTGAACCAATATCACTTGTTAAAAATGATTTATTCGGTGTCATATCTGTTAACTTTCCACTATCATTATACGGATTTACATCTTTAGAAATATTATTGTTATTTTGATTTTTAGGTTGACAACCATAACAATCTATATCAGAAGTGCATTGTTCTCCTGTTAAACTACAAGTTGCATGTGGACCACACATATTTTTACATGAATATGTAGTGTTAATTGGTAAATCAACATTATCACTATAATTACCATACCCTTCTTTTAGAGAACAAAAATTTAAAATAACAAATAAGAATAAAAGTATTAGTATTATTTTTTCTCCATTTTTATATTTCATATTATAATTATAGTATATAATTATATTATATTTTATGATATATTTTATGATATAATATAGTTTATATAATTATAATATATTCTTTAAAATTATAATGTATGATGATTCAAATGAAAATAATTTAGTTAATAATTTAGTTGAAAATAAATCAAATAAAAAATTTAATCAAATATTTAATTTTTACGAAGTATATACTTATCATATATTTATAATTATTTCTGGAATATTGTTTGTAGGTGCACCTTTAGTATATAATTCAAGAGTAGGACGTTCTGGTATTTTAAGCGGGACATTTAATTATAAGATAAAAAATTTTGGTGGGTATTGTTATCCATTTCATAAACCAACTAATGGTGAAAATTACCAACTAGATGAAAATAATCCAGGAATACCAGCATCTGGTAATGATGATAATTTATTGATTACTGATGAAATATCATTTTATGTTTACAAAAAATGTATACAAAATTTATTTAGTGGTAGCACAAGTACAGATACAAATACAACAGATACAAATACAACAGATACAAATACATCAGATACAAATACATCAGATACAAATACATCAGATACAAATACATCAGATACAAATACATCAGATACAAATACTGCTGAACCTAAAGTAGGTGGAGGTTCTGACGATGATGTAGGTCCTATTTGTAAGATTACATATGGTAAATTAATTCGTTTTGATTATGATTACGTTAAAAAATTATTAGTACCATCTATAAAATTTTTAGAGAATTTTACTCGAATACAAAATTTAATTCAGCATTTAAGATTGAAAGAAATGGGTAATTTTTTTACATTAAGTGATGAATTTGTTACATTATATTATTATAATAAAGAAAAAACAGGTGCTGGCTATTTTAGCTATTTTTTAAGTATATTATATTTAATATATATAGAATTACCATTGGATATATTTCGTTCAATTTTTGTATTTGCTATAATTTTATATAATTTTTTTTTAGGAACATTATTAAAATATATATCTTATATTATTCCTGTATCATTTATTGAATTATTATTATTATTATTACCATCAATAATACTGTTGAATTCATCTATAACTAGTTTTGTTGCAATGTTATATATTATTATTGGTTTATTTTCTTTTTTATTTGTATTTGCTTTTATAATTTATTTTTATTATAAACTTATAATATATATTGTATTTATATTTTTTTCTTATTCTAAGTCAGCTAATAATACCGATTTTATATTTTTAATTATGACAGCAATTATGTATATTGCCGCATTTGTAATAATTATTATAATTCTATTATGGTCGCCCTTTGTATGTATTATTTATGCTATAATTGTTTATTTTCTTTCATTTTTTATAATGATTATGATTTTTATATTTTGTTTATTTTTTCAAGCAAAAGAAGCAAGACAAGAAGGTGATGAATATAAAATAGACGATTCAGCAACAAATACTTATTCTTATTTATCATTTCTTAAAGGATTACAATATAAACAATCGTGGATTTTATTGTTACTATTAATTGTATTTTTGTATGATTTGTTACAATGTAAAGTTATTACTTTGAATAGTATGTCATTAGGAATAATTTTAGTTATGTTAATAATTTTTATGTTTGGTGGATATTTTACTAATACATTAATACATAAAGATACAAAAAAAAATAATTCATTTACTTTTATAAATTGTTATAAAGAAGAAAATTTAGAAAAAAATATGATGATTGAAATTAATCCCAATATTTACGAAAAATATAGGTATACTAAAGGGTTAACTTGTGACGCTAACTTTATAGATAGCACTTTAGTTCAAGACGCATATAACTATAAACCATATAATTCAGCAAATATAATACCAGATAATATACAAAATACAATCTTTCCTAAATGTGCTCAGAAATTAAACGCTGAATCTATTGATGAACATGTTGATAAACTTATTAATGAACCTAGTAGTGAACCTATTAATGAACCTAGTAGTGAACCTAGTAGTGAACCTATTGATGAACCTAGTAAACCTAGTAGTGAACCTATTAATGAACCTAGTAAACCTAGTAGTGAACCTATTAATGAACCTGCTGTTGAACATAGTAAACCTGTTAATAAATCTGGTGATAATTAATAAATATATAATCGTGATAATAAGCTTAAATGATTTATTTATATAAATAAATGATTAAAAATAATAGAAAAAATAATAAAAAAAAAATAAATCCAGAAGTAAGTATATGTACTCCTACCTTTAATAGAAGACCTTTTTATGATATGATTATTAAATGTTTTCTTTCTCAAACATATCCTAGAGAAAAGATGGAATGGGTTATTATAGATGATGGAACAGATAAGATTGAAGATTTAGTAAAAGATATTCCTCAGGTTAAATATTTTAAATATGATACAAAAATGACACTAGGACAAAAAAGGAATATTATGCATGAAAAAGCATTAGGTCAATTTATAATATACATGGATGATGATGATTTTTATCCTCCAGAACGTGTAAGTCATGCTGTAGAAACATTAAAAAATAACCCTTCTTATATGATTGCTGGTTCAAGTGAAATGTATATTTATTTTAAACATATTAATAAAATGTATCAATTTGGTCCATATGGTCTGAACCATTCTACAGCTGCGACTTTTGCGTTTCGTAGAGAATTATTAAAACAAACATCTTTTGATAATAATGCTGCGTTAGCTGAAGAAAAACATTTTTTAAAAAATTATACAATTCCATTAATTCAATTAGATTCAGTTAAGACAATATTAGTATTTTCTCATATACATAATACATTTGATAAAAAAGAATTATTAAATCAACCGGAAAATCAATATATGAAAATGTCAAGTAAAACCATAGATGATTTTATTCATGACCAATCTATTAAAGATTTTTTCGTAAAAGATATAGATAATATTTTATCTAGTTATAATTTTGGAAAAGTAGAGAATAAACCAGAAGTATTAAATCAAATCAAAGAAATAAAAGATAAAAAAAATCAAATGATTCAACAACAAATTATTCAAAACGTTCAACAATTAAATGATATAAATAAAAATGTAGAGAAAATATTAGGAGAACATAAACAATTAATAAATATTTTAATGAAAGATAACTTTGATTTAAAAAATAAAGTAAGTGTATTAGAAAATAATTTAAAACTAATATCTAATACAAAATTATAATAAGATTTAATGACTGAATATTTTATTGGTGATGATTACTACTCAGAAACTTCATCTGTAAAGGAAAAAGAAACAAAGAACGTTAAAGATATTTTTATTGAAAATAAAAATATACATTTTTTGTTAAGACAAAAATATGATACAGATAAACAAAAAAATGTGAAGTATAAAATAAAATGTTATACTTCTGGACAACAAGGAAATACTATAAAGAACGCACAATTTGGTACTGATTATGTTTATGGATATTCCGAATTGAGTAAAAAATATATTTTGATTGGAAAAAATTTTAAGCCAACTACTACAAAAAAGAATATTTTTCATAAGGTCGGTTCATATGATGAAGACTTGTATTATAAGGTTATTGTTTGTACGGGTGAGAATGTAAAAGCACACGAACCAATCGTGTTATATTATAATAATCCTGAACAATTTGAAAGACATCACGGAATCGTTATCAGTAATGAAGATAAAAATAAATGGTATGAAAAGAGAAAACAACAAATGTTGAGTTATAAATATAATTTTATTTATAAAGAAGAACTACCTGAACTCAACGTTATTGAGCATTCTGGGTTAGATGTTGTTATTCATTAATAATAATAATATAAATATTTACTGAATAATAATAAATAATGTTGTTTAAAATATTATTTATTATTTCGTTTATCTCTGCTTATGGGTTTAGAAATAAAAGACAATTATATAAAACTCATATTTATGAGAAATATGACACAAATTTTAATGTCCCTGACAACGATTTTCTTGGTTCTGAGTTTGATTTAGAAATGAGTGATGAAGAAAAAAAACTTCACAAAGATATCAAAAAAGAAGAAAAAAAACTTTACAAAGAAATCAATACAGAAGAAGAAAGAACTCAATACATTAATGATGTTATTATACTTCAAAAATATCAAACTATGTATAAATTATTAAAGTATCTAATAGATAATAAATTGAATAATTATGATAAAATAAATCTTTTGAATATTTTCAAAAATAAAATAGATAATATTATTCTATAATATGGCATTCAGAACTGTTAATCAAATGATTCAATAGAAATTTCATCAATAGTTTCTTCTTCAATTATATTTTTTTCAGAAACACCAATTGCGTTTTCTATAGTGTATTTATCCAAAAAACGAAAAAAACGATTAATATCTAATTTATTAATTTCATAATTCTCAAAAAGAGAATAAATATAATTTTCTTGATATTTTTCTTTCAAATTCAAGAAAAAAGTATACAAATCTTTTTGATCCATGTTTAACAATTGACACAAATTTTGTATGAAAATATAATTATTATATTCAGTTGAATATTTGGTTAATACTTTTGTAAATCTTATTTCTGATACCTTTGGTTTTTTTTTAAATTGTTCATGAAATATTTTATTGTTATAAAATGTTTTTATTAATGATGTCATTTCATTAAATTGCCATATTTGCTTTTGAAATGTAATCCTATCTATATAATCAGAAAAACACATATTATCTAACACTTTTAAATAAAATGGTATTACTATTTTATTATCTTCTGTTGAAGTGTAATCAATGACATTTTCGTGCCATAATAAACCTATAATAGTTCTATCGGTATCATTAATAATATAATTATGAGATTCAATCTCATAATTATTATTAAATAATTTATGTGTGATATTTTTAGTATCATCATTCACAGATTTTTTTTCAAATATATTATTAAATATATTGTTTTTTAATATAGTTGGATTATGATTATATATCTCACATAAATTAACTAATTTCTTCAAATCATTTTGAACAAAAACGCTAATATTTTCTTTCATATTTTTCTCTACATTTGGCATTAATAAAGATATAATATTACTCATTTGTGTATAATTTGGCGGCTTTAGTTCTATCACATTACATACTTTCATTAATTCTTTTATTTTTTTATCAATATGATAATTACCAATACATATAATAGGATTCATAGTATTTTCTTCTAACTTTTGTTTTTTTGTTTTCTTTGGTCTCACTATTTTTATTAATGAATTAATTCCACCTTTATCTCCATTATTCATTCCATCTATTTCGTCCATTACTATTGCTATCTTTTTTGCTTTTTTATTAAATAAACTCATTATATTTTTATCTGACATGTTATGCTTCGTTATATTCTCTATAATACCTTTATTTCTAACATCACCCGCATCATATTTTACTATATCATAATTTAATTCTTTTAATATATTCATTACAAAAGTTGTTTTTCCTGTGCCAGAACCTCCATACAAATAAATATTATTTTTTGCTGTTAAATCATTTTTATTTAATTCAAACTTATTTAAATACTCTTTTAATCTATCTTCTTCATTAATTCTATTTAATAATTTATTTAATTCTAATTTTTCCATGTTATTTTAACATACATTTTTTTATATAATTTTAATATTAACGTATTAATTTTGTGTATTCAACGCTTCACACGGATTTTGAACACCATATGTAATCCCATCCCACGTTAAATTATTACTTGTCGCCCAATTGTATTTTTGACAATTACCATTTGTACCTATATATGGGCTCACATTAAAATTTGGTATATTTGATACATTTCCTAAGTTTTTTGGATTTAAACAACTTGTTCCATTTCCAGAAACATCTATAAAATAATCCGGACAATTTGGAATAACTGGCGGCCAGACTTGAGTATTACTTATGCTAGGTAAATATAATAAAAGTGCTAAAAGTATTATACATACCAATAAAAGAATTCCTGCTATTATTATAGTTATTCTCTGAAAACTTCCAGCCATTTGTATAAAATATACATATTTTTTTATTATTATAATTTAATGAACCGCAATTATTCAAGAACAACAAATGGAAGAATTAATATTTTAACTTCTAACCCTAGTAACTCATTAGACCAATTTCAAATGTATGATAAAATTCCTGTAAATCAATGCTCCACTTTTCGTAATCCTACAGAAGGGTTATGGAATAATACTTCTTTATCTGACACTTTTTTTTCACATAAAAATATTTGTTATATTCAAAACGCTATAAGAGAAGGTGTATATCATCTATCAAAAAAACAATTTATCATTTCTAACCAAGATGAAGATACACTAAAGATTATAATGAGATCTATTTATTTACAACACGCTGCTAACCAACCAACACATATAGAGAAACAAATACAAGAACTAAATCAAATCGTTTTAGACTATTGTATTCCACAAGTTTATAACGAAGCAAGAGGATATAAAAAATATTTAGTAGATGTCTCTACTATGTATACTCCTATACCTCCTCCTATTTTAGCAAAACAGAATGATAAAGAATTAATTCTTCATAATTGGGTTTAGCAAATTTTTTAATTTTTAGTTTTTAAAATTATATATTATGTATATATAATATATAATGATGAACTCAGGCATGACAAACTCTAGTTTCTCTAATAAAGTTTTCGGCACTTTGCCTAAACAATATTGTCTTTGGTTTTATATTTTGTGTGTTATTGCTTTTATTGCTTTAATCTTCTCTATATTTGGATTTTTTTATTTATTCACAGTTAAGAATTCAAACTATTTATTCTTTCTTCACGCTGCCGCGTTAATTATTAATTATCTATTTACTTATCTAACTTATCGTTTATTATATTCCATGTGTATTAGTTCTTTAAGATAAATCTAATTCTATATCCAACACTTTTTTCACCTTTTTTTTTAAAACCTTTTTTTTAGGAATATCTTTAGAACAACTAAACATTCTTTCTTTTTCTTCTTTAAATAACACATATTCATCTTCTAACATACTCAACTCAAATAACCACATTTCCTCTGATGATGTATTTATTAAAACATTTAATTCATCATTCTTCACTCTATAATCATTCTCTATTTTCTTTACATTTTCTTCTGTTACACAATCCATCGGCATCTTTATTAAATACTTATAATCATTTATTACTTCATATTTTTTATCACTCAACATTTTATTTATTTCTTCACCACTTTTTCTTCTCAAATCTATCGTTCCATCTAAATTTTCTTGAATATATCTAACCTTATTTTTTAACAAACATAGCTCTTTCTCTACTTCATCTATTAAATATTGCTTTCTTGTATCATACATTTCTAATCTTTTTAAGAAATAATCATCAATAATCTCTACAATTGATGAGTACTTCTTCAATTTATCATTCGCATCAAATAAATGCATATTCGTTGTTGATATAGATGAAATTAATTTGAATTGTTTCAATACTCCTTCTTCTTTTAATTCTTCCAATTTTCCTTTTTGCAATGTAATCGTAAAATCAATTGTTGTATCCTTACTCATGTCATCATAGTCCTTCACTATCGGAACTATTTTTTTTCCTGTTTTTGAATCAACACTATCTGATAACTCTTCTAAATATTCTTTGAAATCATTCGTCCAAAACCCTACTGGTAATTCTGTTACCCTTATTTTATCTTGTCCTATTACCTCATATTTTCCTTTAACTATAAATTGTTCTTCCTTTATTGGAATAATTTCACCTTGAAAACCATCATAATAAGGAATAAATTGTTTAGTAAATGGAACTCCTAATAATTTATTCTTCAAGTAGAGAATAATATCTAATGGATTATAACATAATATATTTGTGCTAAAACCTGTTCCTATTCCTTTGGACCCATTTACTAATACCATTGGAATAATCGGCGCATAATATATAGGTTCTACTTGAGTTCCATCATCATCCAAATATTTTAATATTTTATCATCCTTTTCTGAAAATATATGTCTCGTTATTTTACTTAATTGAGTATAAATATATCTCTCTGACGCTGAATCTTGACCTCCCATTAATCTTGTTCCCATTTGACCATTTGGCATTAACAAATTAATATTATTAGAACCTACAAAATTTTGTGCCATCCCTATTATCGCAGCATTTAATGATGCTTCGCCATGATGATAACACGATTGTTCCGATATATATCCCGAAAATTGAGCTACCTTTATCTCTGATGTCAAATTCTTTTTGAATGCTGAAAATATTATCTTTCTTAAACTTATCTTTAATCCATCCATTATATTCGGAATACTTCTATCACAATCATATTTTGAAAAGTGAATTAATTCTTTATCTATAAATTCTTCATATTTAATTGAAGTATTTGATGTATCCAAATAAGAATTTCTATCATAATTTCTTAGCCACTCTTTTCTATCATCCGCTCTTTTTTTATTAAATATCTTATCTATTCTATCTTCTGACTCTTCACCCATCTCAAAACCAACTATTTTTTTCTCTTTAAAGTATTCACGAAATTCTTTTCCTGTACTCGTTCCTAGACCTTTATAATATTTTATTTTCCATTGATTTAATGTAGATACCGATTGAGCACTTTTCCATAATTGATATTCTCCTTCATTATAAAATGCCAATTCTTTTTCTCCTTTTTTCGCTTTTAAAATAGGAGTATTCATAAATGAAATGAAATTTGGAATTTTTGTTAATGACGGCCATATCGTTTGAAATAAATTAATTCCTAATCCTTTTATGTGATTTCCATCCAAATCAGCATCACACATAAATATCACTTTACTATATCTTAAATTTTTATGTATATCTTCTATATTTAAATATTCTCTATCCATCTCCAATCCTAATATTTTTTTTATATCTGAAATCTCTTTATTATCTATTATCTTCTTTTTTGTCTCTCCACGAACATTCATTATTTTTCCTTTCATTGGATAAACACCTACTATATTTCTATCTTCAGATGATAATCCTGAAACAATTCCAGCTTTTGCTGAATCGCCTTCACATAAAATTATCATCGTCTCATTTGATTTATCTGTTCCTGCCCAATTCGCATCTACTAACTTCGGAATACCTCTCACCGATTTTGTCTTGTGTCCATCCATTTTTTTTACTGCTTTATTCTCTTTTATTTCTGTAATTGCACACGCAGCATCCATTATTCCCATTTTAGCTACTTTCTCTATAAATTTATCTGTTACTATACACGATGAACCAAACTTATTTGAAGGAGTATTCATATAATCTTTTGTTTGACTATCAAAAGATGGATTCTCAACATCACATCTTATAAATAAAATTAATTGCTCTTTTATACTTGTCGCATTCACTTTTATCTTTTTCTTTTTCTCTATAAACTCAACCAACTTTTTCGTTATTTGACTCAATATATATTCTACATGTTTTCCACCTTTTGACGTATGAATTCCATTTACAAAACTCACTTGAATAAATTCATGTGTTGAAGATAATGCTACAGCATATTCCCACCTTTCACCATTTGTCTCATATACTCTTGCTGACTCTTCTTTTGTACCAATATATAAATCTATATATTGAATGAAATTTTTTACTGGAACCAATTCAGAATTATATTTTACTTTTATGTTTTTTTTTGTTACTGCCGCTATATCATATACTCTTCTCTTTAATAAATTCAACATATCTTCTGTTAATCCTTTAATACCTAGTCTATTATAATCTGGTCTAAACGTAATTTTTGTATATGGTTTTGATTTACTTTTACTAATAATTGGAGGACAAATTGTATTCAAATTATCTTTAAATTCTTGAACATATTTTAATCCTCTTGTATGATCTATTGTCTCTACTACACCAAATGTTGACCAGATTAATACTAGCTTAAATCCAAATCCATTTTTACCTCCAACTATTTTCTTTTCTGATTTATCATAATTTGTTGATGTTCGTAAATGTCCAAATATCATTTCTGGAATCCATATTTGAGATTCTGGATGAACAGCAACATCTATTCCATTTCCATCATTCATTATTGTAATTATATCATTCTCAATCGTAACATCTATATTTGTAACAGGTAAAATATTTTCTTGATTTTCTTGAATTGCCTTTTCCATTCTTATTGCATGGTCTCTACTATTCACTATACCTTCATCAAATAATTTAAATAAAGCTGGTATATATTGTATTTGTTTCTCTACTATTTTAGATTTTGATTCTTCATTTGTAGAGAAAATATATAATTCAGAATCTACAATTTCTACTGAACCAATATATGTATCTGGATTATCCAGAATATGTTGTTTATCTGTTTTTTGTTGATATTTATTTGCTAAATTCATTTCGTTACACGATAACATCACTCTTTTATAAAATATAAACTATTGTTTAAACTAATTCAATTTTATGATTATATATATGAGATATATTAAACAACCAAATTATATTTGTAATTATTATTATATTCATATATATTATGTTAAAAATACAAAATAATCGTATAAAACGGTTACTACAATTTAGAAGAATGCGATTTATTCGGGCTATGATGCGACTGCGAATGCGAAAAGTTAACCAAAACCAAAACCAAAACCAATACCAAAACCGAAACCGAAACCGAAACCGAAACCAAAACCGAAACAAAAACCAACGTAAAATACAAAACAATATATATGATAATATGTATGTAATTCCTACACAAAAAATAAATTTTTCAAGAACAATAATAAAGAGAATTAATAATGACGATGTTGTGTTTTATACATCAAATCCATGTATTATTAAACATCCTTATGAAATAGATAAATATATCATAAATATTAGATGGATTAATTATAAATTAGGTGATGATTCAAATATTATTTTATTATATAATAACATAATTTCGTTAAATTCTTATTTTATTCTTGACAAATACTTTAACAAAATTAGCGAAGAATATTTTTTAAATAATTTTGAAAATTATAATAGTTCTAAAATTTTTTTTGGTATAGAAGACACACGAATTTTTACTTATTTAAATAAAATATATTATATCGGTTCAACATTTAATGATGTAACTTATAATACTTCTATTACTTCCTCCGAATATCATTTAAAAAATGATAATGATGATTTTAGAATGAATACAAGAATTATAACACCATCATTTTATAAATATTTAAAAGTTGAAAAAAATTGGTGTTTTGTAAACTATCATAACCAAAAGTGTTTTATATATCAATGGTCTCCTTTAACTATATGTGTAATGGACGACTATGACAGACTAAATGTAATTGAAAGTAAAGAAATTAAATCACCTTTTTTTAAAAATGTAAGAGGAAGCACATCTGGAATATTATATAATAATGAAATATGGTTTATCGTTCATACCGCTCATAACCGAGAATATCAACATATTTTTGCTGTTTTTGATACGGATATGAATTTATTACGTTATACTCCACCATTTAAATTAAACAAAACTAAAGTAGAATATTGTATTGGCTTTATTATAGAACAAGATAGAACTATATTATCATTTTCTTCGTCAGATACAAATATTTTTATTGCAACATATAATAATAATTATATCCGTTCTTTAAAATGGATAAATGAATAATAAAATTGAAACATATATAATCGTATACTTTCTCTACAACACAGTCACTACAATATGTCAATTTCCGAAATTGTTTCCATCGCTTCTTCCAATGTTGAATTCTACGAATCATTCCAAAATAAAGATTTTTACTATGAACGAATTATTGACAAAACAATCCTTTTATCTTCTTATGTAAAAGATAAGCTTCAACAAATAGTATATATTGATTTTGAAATTTGTGTACACAACGAATATATAAAAAGTATAGAGAAAAATATATCTTCTCTAAAACAAGATTTAAATTACATTTCACACATTCAATTTATAATGGTTACTCATTGTATTAAAATAAATAGACAAATGCGTAGAGAAACTATTGATATAATATGTTCATTACATCATTTAAAAAATGATATTTACAAAGAAATACAAGTAACTGAAGAAATTATTAAACCATCTTTCTCTACACATAGAACTATTTGTGAATCAAATAAACTCAGAAATATACTACGCAATAATAATAAAAAATCATATCTAATGAACATGACAAATGAAACTAGAAATAAAAGAAAAAATAATAGAGAAATGAATAAATTTCTTTTTCAAGAAATTAAATCATACAAAAAATATAATAAAGTAAGGAAAACAAAATCTCCAAATAATAAATTGTATTATTAAAAAATTAATAATACAATATCATATGTCTAATATAACACAAAATAATAATAATAATAATAATTTTTTTTGTTGTAAAAAACGTGTACACCATTTATTTACTCAATATGAAAATGACTATATAAAATATAATAATAAATATAAAATTATTCGTAATTATAATCAATATAATATTCCTCAATCAACACAAGTTAGAAGAGCTGTAGACGCAATTTTATTTAGTTTAGGAGGAAGAACACAATACGGCTATATACAACCACAAAGACCACAAAGAATATTATTATATGGAAAATTAGAAGGACAAAATGGCGGATTATTAGCTCCTTTAAAAAATAAGTTTTAATATATTATTTTTCTATTGTAAATATATGACTAAATTTAAGAAAGATACTAACGGTAAATATGTTATTCAAGGTCGTAAATATGAAACATTAACTGGTTCAAGAGCACAAGTTATGCATGGAACTGCGTATAAGACTACTGGTGATTTAACCAAAAATGATTTAATTCAAAATAAGAATGGACGAATTGTTAGTAAAAAGAAACATAATTTAGAAAAAAGAGTAAAACGATTAATTAAAGCAGGGTATGGAACCAGAAAAGGACATTTCGGAGCTGTCCGATTATCCGGTCACCATTCATCCAGTCATAAACGATTTTCCAGAAAACGTTCATCAAAGCGTAGACGACACATGAGAGGCGGTAATCAAGTTGTCGCGTATAATGATAGCGGCGTTCCTTCATCATCGTTTTCTTCTGTTCCTAGTAATGTTCAATATTAAGAACACACGTAATAATATTATTTTTTTAATAATATTATTTTTGATAATAATACCTTCCTTCATTACCACACATATCACTATACGTTCTTGCTACTATACATTTAAAATAATCAATCGGTTCTTTATTAATATAAACTGGAAATTTTTGACATTTCGACTCTTCTATAAAATGAGGAGACGCTTTAAAATATTTACATTGATTACAATATTTCTTTATTTCTAAAGAAGTAGAGAAAATAAATAATGTTACAAATAAAAATGAATACATAATATCAATATATTAATAATCTTTAAATTATTCAAACAACGATGATAATATAAATTCAATATTATTTTTGTTATCATGGGTTATGTCGTTATCATTACTTTTCTCTACATTATTTTTTTCTACATCATCTTTTTCTACAAACCGTTTTCCTGTCTTTCCACACATATTTTCTATTTCTCTTGCTAAAAAACAATACTCGTAATCTATCGTATTTGTAATATATTTATTTCTTAAAAATAGTTTACATTTTGAAAGCGGTGTTGAAATATAAAATTTACATCTTTTACATAAATTCATATTACTAGAATTAATTAATAAAATAGTAGAGAAAAAAAGAATAAAAAACATTATTATTATACTTTATTTATTTTATTTTTATATAGATTATAATTGACATAATTATTGATAATTATTATAATCTTAATATTCTATAAAAAGTTAAATATTTAAAGATTTTAATAGTTAAAATAAATATAATGTCATCTAATGTTTTAACAATTAAAACAGTACAAATTGCTCCATTTAGAACATTGATGACTGCCTTAAAAGATATATTATTAGAAACAAATATGACTTTTCAAGCAGATGGTATCCGTATTATTAATATGGACAAATCTCATACTATTTTAGCACATTTATTATTATCTTCACAAAATTTTGAATTTTATGAATGTAAAAAAGAAAAAATTATTATTGGTGTGAATATGTTTCATTTATTTAAACTTATCAACTCTATTGATAATAACGATACTTTAACTATTTATATTGAAGAAGCAGATTATGCTGATGGAATTGTGTCACATCTTGCTTTAAAATTTGAAAATGGTGATATTAAACAATGTAAAACACAAAAGTTGCGTTTAATCGAACCCGAACAAGAAGAGTTAGAATACCCTGATGTTAAATTCTCTTCTGTCATTAATCTTCCTTCTTCCGATTTCCAAAAAATTATTCGTGATTTATCATGTATTTCTGATAAATTAGAAATTAAATCGGTTGGAAACGAATTGATATTTAAATGTTCCGGACAATTTGCTTCTGCTGAAATTCATCGTGCTGAATTAGATGGTTCTATGGAATTTATTGTAAAACAAGATTCTAGTAAAATCATTCAAGGAGAATTTTCTCTAAAAAATTTAGGATATTTTATTAAATGTACCAATCTTTGTTCTCAAATCGAAGTTTATTTGGAAAACGATTTGCCTCTTGTTGTGAAATATAATGTTGCTAGTTTGGGAGAAGTTAAGTTATGTTTGGCTCCTTTACCTTCTTCTTAAATAAATTATTATTCTTTTTATAATGATTAATTACTTTTTTATTAATGTAATTAATCATAATAGTTATTTGTTTGTTTTATATAATTAATCATATGAGAAAAAGATGATTTATTATGACCAATACATTCTACTGAATTTAAACCAAACATATAATCAATAAATGCTCGTTGTTCAAAATTTAAATCCATTAACATATCATCATTTTTATATATACAATTGTTATATTTACAATTAGTTAAATCTAATAAATTTTTAATATTACTCGTTGCAATAAATATTTTTAAATTATTATTTTTAAATTCAATATTTTCTATTAAACTGTCTAAATTTTTTATTTTAACAGTAAAATAATCTGTAAAATCTTTTTCATATCTATAATGAATATAATTATATGGTTCATCGCCTATTATGTTATTTTTAATTGTTATATATTCCTTAATAATATCATTTGAAGGATATATATTTAAAACTATATCATTATCTATAAAGTTTTTAAATTCATATACTGCCCAAAATTGTTTTAAAACTACATAATATTTATTTAAACTAATTAACTGTTCTAAAATATTATCCTTTTTTAAAAATTGTAATGATATTTTTTTATCATTAAGATTGTAACAATTATTATCTGTTAAGTTGTCTTTTATATCATAATAATTAACATACAGATCATATTTATTTAAAAATGTTAAATCAAATAGTTTTTCAAAGGGTTCTTCAGACCAACTAGTTAAATCTTCGTTTCTAAAAGAACAATACCTAAATGTAAACTGTATGTTATATTTTAAACAAAAGTTTATTCCATTTACTATATCATAAAACTGATTACATAATCCACTGTGTGTGTCAAATATTAATAGCATATATATATTGAATATAATTTGAATAATAATTATTCATTCAAATCATCTATAAAGTTGTCGAAGAAGAAAGTATTACACCTTTCGACATTTAAAACGCCTATTTATTAACACATATTTATTAGTGTTTTATGACTTTCAATAATAATAAAATTCGTTGTTAAATTGTTGTATATTGTGGTCTCGGACGGAAAAATATAGTTTTCAATCATTACATCATTTGTATCATTTGCTAATGATATATATTTACAATTATTATTACTTAATATATACATTTCAGGTGATAAATAATTTTCATTAATATTTTCCAAGTTTTGTAAATAACTTGATTTGCTCCACCAAAAATTCCCAGAAAAATGTTTTTTTGGATATAAATGTAAAGAACAACCAACGGCATCATATATCTCTAATAATTTTATATTAATATTATATTGAATAAGTGTATAATAATTTAATAATTGTCTTCTTGATGAAAAAATATTGATTAATGGGTCATTCTTATCTTTTAAACCTTTTGTATGAAAATAATATAAATAATATTCTGTCTCTGTTATATAATTTTTATAATTATTTATAGCATATTTTTCATACAAATTAGATTGAGTTTTTATTAATATAAATTTATTACCATAACTATTTAAAATATTATCTAGTTCAACGCATTTATCTTCATCATAATTTGTTATGAATATTATAAGTTTATCTGTTTTTTCTAGTAAACCTTTATCTAAACACGTTAATTGTTCTTTAACAATTTCTAAATAATTTTGAATACAACAAATAAAATATACACCAAATATTTTTAACATTTATATATTATATATTATTTATATATTATATATTATTTTACCTAAAAGCGTTTTAAAAATATACACCAAATATTTTTAACATTTATATATTATATATTATTTTACCTAAAAGCGTTTTAAATTTCCAAAGGTATAATAATTCTTCTGAAATAGCTTGACTTGCTTTTTCTTGATAGTCTCTGAACGATTTCATTGTTTGTTGTTATTATTATTATCTTTTAAATATTTATTTCAATTTCTCTATACAATAATATTTGAATTGAATAATAAATTAAATAATCAATAATATACAAAGAAATGACTGAATTATAATGTCACTAGTTTGGGTTAAGTAAAACTTTGTTTGGCTCCTTTACCTTATTCTTAAATAATTAATAATTATATATATTATTATATAATTATGACAACTAAAAAAAAACCTAATGATTATAAAATATATTTTACAGGAGAAATAAATGAATCATATAAAAACATTTTAATTAGTAATGAGTTTTATTATTTACCTAAAGAAAACCAAGTTATTTTTGATAAACTTACAGAAAATCATGATTTATGTTTTGATGCAAATTGGAATTCAGAATTTAATATTTTAAATTCAAAAAATTCTGATAATATTATATTATATTTTGACGGAGTTTATGGTGATGAAAAAATTGTATCATCTGCAGCAACTATTTTTTTAAAAGATATATCCTATACAGATGAGTTTGATGACCCACCTATTGAAAAAAAAATTAAAGAAATTCATTTAAAATTTTTTTGTGGAACAAAAAATTATTCAGCAGCATCATATTTAATGGAAAAAATAATATATATTATGAAATTATTACAATTTAATAGTATTATTATTGATACACCAATATTATCAGCAGTAGAATTTTATAAAATGTTTGGATTTAAAACCCTTGATGGTTCTTCAATAATGTATTTAAATAATGAAGTTATTAATGGTGGAAGAAATAAACCAAAAACAAAAAACAAAAAACAAAAAACAAAAAACAAAAAACAAAAAAACAAAAAAACAAAAAAACAAAAAACAAAAAACAAAAAACAAAAAACAAAAAACAAAAAACAAAAAACAAAAAACAAATAATACCTAAAGTTAATTATCGAAGAAGTAAGTTGTAAAGGTATATTAACTACACATCTTATGACGAGCAAAGATTAAATAGCTTGACACGCTTTTTCTTAAATTTTTTTACTTAACAATTCTATTGAACCATTTGGTATATAGTGATCACAAATAGATATGGCTCCTTTCTTTTTGTAACTTTCACTTATCTCTTTTGGCATTGTATCTTGAACGTTATCTACAAGAATATTCGTTTTTCCATTAAACAATTTTTTACGAAGGTTCTCTACAAACTCTTTTCCATATATTTCTATTTGGCTATTTTGTTTATTCAATTTTGGAAATTCTTTCCCTTTCTGTAATATAGTACCTCTACAACCATTATTACAAAATATATATTTACATGATTTCATCAGTTCCTTTTTATATTTATTTTTTTCCCTCTTACTAGTCTTAATTGGGGTTAATGGTTTATACAAATTCATACGTGTTTTTGTGTATAATTTACAAAATTTATTTTCACATTTCTTTTTTGCAATTCTTTTCTGTGTTTTATTTTTAAACATATATTATATAAATTAAATATTTTTTATAAAAAAAATATTTAACAATAAAAAAATTGAATTGAATAAATGATAATAAAATAATACACAAAACAGAAACAAATGTCTGAATTCAATATCGTTCCGCAAAATTTGTCTGAAGAGTTCGTCCAAGAAGTTGTTCAAGAAGAAGTCGTTCAAGAAGAAGTTGTTCAAGAAGAAGTTGTTCAAGAAGAAGAACAAGTTATGGATCCAGAAATTGACTGTCCTGTTTGTTATATGTATATGGAATTCAGAGATGTTGGTGATAATTGTAACCACGCATTATGTGGAACATGTTTTACCAGAATTAGAGAAACAACTAATAAATGTCCTATATGTAGAGAACAATTAATGACCCCACAACCAGAAAATATTATCCAAAATATCATTCAAGCCAATGAGTATATCCAAGACAATCAGTATATTCACGGTTTCATAACGAATACCTTTAATTATAATTTGATACCAGGAGAAAGAGAAATTATATTTGAAGGTGAAGATGTTGAACCAACTACACAATTATTTAATGGACGAAGATGGTTTAATGTCACAACACAAGAAATAAGAATTTATCAAGATGGAATATTTTTATCAGATACTGAATATAGACAAACAAATGAACATTTTGTCTCTGAAAGAAATGTTGCTGTTCGTCAATTATCAATGAATTATGATGGTTTCAACACACATCAAAATTGTCCTTTTTGTGGGATTCAAAGAACAATAGAAGCAAATAGATATATAATACAACGATTTATTCTTTATTACGGTAATGATGATGAATTTAGAACAAATATGAATATTGGAATTGCAAACGTAAATTATTCTTGGGGAACAAACGCATTTGATGGACAAGGATTAAATTGTTGTTTATTATGTTGGATATCATTTCGTAATTTAGTGCATACCATATATTAATATTAATACAAATATTAATATTAATATACACTCAATAATAATATATATTTTTTATTCGTGTAGTTGATTATTTATTCTCTTATATGGTTTAATAATTTAGCGATAAAATTAATAGACAATATTACTAAATATTTATAAATTTTGAATACAAAAATAATAATAATAAAAATAGAGGAAAAAATAAGGGGTCATAATAATTTAAGGCAACCCCAACCATTACAAATAAAACAGCAAAAAATGAATGAGTTGGTAATAGTTCATCACTATTTTCTGTTCTAAAAAATACCCATAATCCAGCAACAATAACAGAAAATATAACTTTAGTTGAAAATGAAATAAATGCCATTTATATAAGCTAATAAATTAATTTATAATATATTATATGAACGATAATGTCTTTGATGCTGTATTTTGGAGTTTTTTTATTACTTCTATGATTGGATGTTTACTTAAATGTTCATCAATTATATATAAATTTAAAATTAAAGAATTTAATTGTTGTGGATTAAAAATAATAAGAGATGTTGAAGATGAAATTAAGTTAGATGAAATGGAAGAAAATGTAAATAAAAGATATATTCCATTAAATAATGAGTCAAATAAAAATCATAAACAAACTGATAATACGTCATAATAATATAAATATATAGTAATTTATATTATTTATATGACATCATTAGTTTTAAATATGATAGTAAAAAATGAGAGTTGTATTATTAAACGACTTTTAGAAACTGTATTTACTATTATAGATAGTTATTGTATATGTGATACAGGTTCAACAGATAATACTGCTGAAATTATTACTAATTTTTTTAAAGAAAAAAATATTCCAGGAAAAATAGTATATGAACCTTTTAAAAATTTTGAATATAATAGAAATTTTGCGTTACAATCATGTATTGGAATGGGTGACTATGTTTTACTATTAGATGCTGATATGCAATTAAAAATAAATCATTTTGATAAAGAAAAATTAAAACATTATGATGCTATTTATATTTTTCAAGAAAATCATTATTTAATTTATAAAAATTTAAGAATAATAAAAAATAATGGTTTATTTAGTTATAAAGGTGTAACTCACGAATATATATCTTGTCCGAATAAAATAATAATGACCCAACTAAATAAAACAGAAATATATATAATAGATATAGGTGATGGAGGTTCTAAAAGCGATAAATTTGATAGAGATATTAAATTACTATTAAATGGTATAGAATCTGAACCTAACAATAATAGGTATTATTTTTATTTGGCAAATAGTTATAATGATTCTGGAAAATATATTGAAGCAATTGAAATGTATAAAAAAAGAATAGAAATGAAAGGGTGGGATCAAGAAGTATGGTATAGTTATTATAGAATTGGCTTGTTATATAAAAATCTTGAACAAATTGAAAAAGCAATTTATTATTGGTTGTTGGGTTATGATTATAATAGTGATAGAATTGAAGGGTTATATCATGTAATTTGTCATTATAGAATAATTGGAAAACATAAATTAGCTAAAATATATTATGATATTGCTGTTTCTATCTTAAATAAAAAATTAAATTATAGTGATTATCTATTTACAGAATATAATATATATACTTATAAATTATATATAGAATACACAATTATTGCTTATTATTTAGGTATAAGAAATATAAATGACGAAATAATAATAATTTTAAATAATTGTAAAAATGATAGTGATAATCAATTACTTTTTTCAAATATGAAATTTTATAAAAATGTATTGAAACAAATAAAAACAATTCAGTTTGATTCTTCTTTTAAAGACGATGTGTTTGATATTGAACATACATTTACATCTTCTTCGTCTTGTATGATACAACAAGAAAACGGATATCTAATGAATATTAGATATGTAAATTATACTATTGATAATAAACAACAATATATTTATAAGGAAGCTATTATTACACAAAATAAACGTGTAGAATTGGATAGTAATTTTAATATTATTAATGAAAAACTATTAAAATATAAAAATGATGTAAAAATACATATAGTAGGTATTGAAGATGTGAGAATATTTTCAAATAAACAAAATGAAGTATTATTTTTAGGTATGATGTATAATAAAGAAAAAGATAAAATAATGATAGTAAATGGGAAATATGATTATTTAGAAAATGCTAATTTCTCTACACCTACATTTTCAAATAATTCGTGTGAAAAAAATTGGGTTTATTATAATAATGAAAATATTATTTATAATTGGCATCCATTAACTATATGTAAATTAAATGAATTTAATGAATTAAATATTATAGAGAAAAAAGAAACACCTCTCTACTTTTCACGCTTCAGAGGTTCTACTAATGGATTTGAATATAATAATGAAATATGGTTTATTACTCATATTGTTTCTTATGAAGTACCACGACATTATTATCATGTATTTATTGTATTTGATAAAGATATGAATCTATTAAGATATTCAGCACCATTTTCATTTGAAGACGAACCTATTGAATATTGTTTGAGTATTATAGTAGAGAAAAATAGAGTTTTAATTAATTATAGTAGTTGGGATAAAACAACACGAATTGGTATTTATGAAAAGAATTATATTGATTCACTTATAATATATAAGTGATACTAATTTTATAAGTGATATAATTACTTATAAAATGATACATTTTATTATTTTATTAAAATATATTATGGCTGAAACGAGATTTAACTCTGACCCTTGTAGAATTAGTAAAAAATTACAGCAAATGACAGATGAAGGAAGATATAGATTAAATGTTCCCGGATTAGGTGAATATCCAAGCTTTATTGAAGACCCACAAATTATACCTCAAAAATGGGGAGGAAATTTAAGAACTAATATAGTAAATATTGATAATGAATTAAAAGGAGTGAACCGTCCTCTGAATAAAGATTGTTTAGGAAAAGACGAATACACACGATTTGTATATCCTTCACGACCTATTAGTTATCCTACAAATCAAACAATGTATACAGAGCAATCAAGAGCTATTATGCCTGCTTGGACCGCACGCGATTTAGAACAAGTAGACTGGTATTATTTACCTCTTAACCCTCAAGAAAATACGTGTATGCCTTTTTTGAATAATTTAAGCACACGAATTTTAGAAAAAGATTATTACGTTGCAAAAGTTCCATGTAACTTTTCAAATCAATACACTCCATTACCATTTACTCCTAGAAGCATAGGTTATCCAGGTGGACCTGTTCTGTGTAGTCAAAATAATTCATGTAGCAAAATATAATCATAAAGTAAATATAATTATAAATTATATATATAATATTATGGAATTTGCTATACCATTTATTGCTTTAGCGGGTGCATATGTAATTTCTAATCAAGAAAATAAAAATAGTCAAAATGCTCAAAATAACAGATTAAAAAATGGATTAAAAAGAATTACTAAAGAAGAATTTACTAATATGGGTAAAAATAATAATTATATACCCAATCAAAATATTCCTCCTCAAAATTTTCCAATTACTAATATTAGCGAATTAACAGATACAACGCATCAATATGATAATCCTAATACAGCTACCGACAAATATTTTAATCAAAATTATTTTGAAAATAAAAATATTCGCGGAGAAAATACTGGCAACCAAATTCAAGAAATATATTCTCTTAATGGAAATTATTTAAATTCCCAACAGTTCAAACATAATAATATGGTACCATTTACTAATGGAAAAATAAAAGGTCAAGTTTATCAAATGGATATTAATGAAACTATACTTGATAATATGAATGGTGTAGGCAGTCAAACTATTCAAAAAATTGAACAAGCACCTCTTTTTAAACCCGAAAAAGACATTAATTGGGCACACGGAATGCCTAATTGGTCTGATTTTTATCAATCAAGAGTAAACCCCGCCATGAATAACGCAATGGTAAAACCATTTGAAAGTCAATATGTTGGACCTGGATTAGGACAAGGTTATACCACAAAAGGAAGTGGCGGTTATAATTCTGGAATGGAAGATCGTAACTCGTGGTTACCTAAAACAGTAGATGAACTTCGCGTTGATACAAACCCTAAATTAGAATACACTTATGATAATTTAGAAGGACCCGCAAGTGCTCCTGTCAAAAATGTGGGAATTTTGGGAAAAACCGAAAAATATAGACCAGACACATTTTTCATACAAACACAAGATAGATGGCTCACTACTACCGGTCAAGAACACGGACAAATGTTAAGACCTATTGAAGAAGTAAGTAGTGATACTAATAGAAATTCCATCTCTACATCTTACTCCGGTGTAGCAAATAATTTAAAAACAGCCAGTTATACTACTCCTAATATTCGTCCAGCAAAAAAAGTAGCTATTCCAACACACAGCGTTTCACACGGACGATCTATCGGAAAAGGTAATGGCGTTGATGATAAAGAAACATTCTTAAATAGTATCACCAATTACGAAAATAATAGAACTTTTCTCAATCAACCTGATACATTTAGAAGTATATTTAGTCACACAATTGGTGCTGTTGTCGCACCCATTATGGATATTCTACGACCTACCAGAAAAGAAGAATATGGAGATAATTTGAGAATTTATGGATTATCTGGTTCTAACGTTCCTCATAGCTATATTAATCCTCCAGGAAATAATGCTCCTATTACTATAAAACAAACTACACTATTCGCTCCTGATTCTTATATCGGTAATCAATCTTATTCACAGCATGTTTTACATAATCAACAACCACCTGTAGCAAATCAACGTGATTCTACCAATTGTAGTTATATTGGAAGTGCTGACTCTATTAATAATGCTCAAATGTCATATGAATCCAATTACAATCAAAATAATAACGATAAATTAGAAGCAGTTCAAGTTAGTTATACCCCTCATGGTGGAACACAAATTTTCAATCAACATATGAACGTTAGTATGAATCGTTTGGATACAGATAGAGAAAATATAAGACAATGGGGTGACCCAAAATCAATCATTACCCAATCTTCTTATCCTGAAAATATATCTCCTATTAAAGGAAAACAATCTTATAAAGAAAATGATATTAATGTCATTCGAATTCAACCAGATATTTTAAATGCTTTTAAATCTAATCCATATACCCAGAGTTTATCTTCTTACGCTACTATTTAATTATTTTTATTCGTTCATAACATTGACAATTCATTTATTTTTTAATTATATAATATATAAATGCCTACGAAAAAGATACAAAAAAAGAAAATAACAACATTAAAAAACAGAATTAATAATTACATCTTAAATAAAGGAGATATTTGTTGTGAAAAGTATATAAATAAAAATAAAGTTATTGATTTGATTTTTCATAACTATATGGTTGCTTATAAAATAAGAGATAATGATGGAGATAAAGATGAATATTTAGATGGTATTGATAACGATTTAGTAAAATTTATAGGATTTAAAGTAGACCTCGAAAATAAAAATGATAAAGAAGGATTAGAAATTAGTGATATAATAAACAAAAAAATATTAAAAAATAAGATACCAAATAAAGAAAATATTACTAAATTGTTAATGTCTTTGCCATTATATTATTTATTAGCTTTTCTTGGTTATTCTACATATGAAAAATACAACGAAAAAGAACATTACCAAAATTTAGTAAATATTCGTGAAAAAAACAAAAAAAAATTATTTGGTATCCTTTAATATTATATTTTATGTTAAAAAAAGTGGTTTTTACAGGATATCCACATCTGAGTAATCATACTTCCACCATAATGTAATAAATATTATTACAATTTATATAATAATATTTATTATTTTATACTACGATTTAATTTATATTTCATCTTTCTTAATTTATTTTTTCGTGTACGACCTCCAATACGTAAATAATTAAAATAATTGAATAATCTACTAGAAATATTATGTACAATTGGATAAATAAAGAAAAAAGACAAAAATGAATTTATGTTTATAACTTATTCAATAATTTAAAAAAACAAGTCTGTTCTTCTTATTTCCTCTTTATCTTTATTAGATATAAAAATAAATTTACATTTAAGAAAAATTAAATATTTTTCCATATTGTCCAAAGATACTTCGGTATATTGATGTAAACGTCCCCAACTATTTGAAACAGTAAATAACTTTTTAGATCTATCATATTTACCTAATATTACCGCGTGTTTTGAATCTGATGATGTATTTATCCACGGAAATGCTACTAATGCTACTTGTTTTTGACTCTCATCATTATAGGTAAAATCTAATGCCAAATATCCATATTTATTATTATTACATACTTGTATCATAATCGCTATTATTTTGTTCGTATTGCACCTGGCAAACGGAGATGTTACTGAATTATGACACATTATCCACTCATCGCCATCGCGTTTTATACAAGTTATTTGATATCCAACTATTGGCTTTACTAATGTCATACTAGTTTCGTGTTCTCTTAGTTTGCTAAACATTGTTGATAACTTGGAAAAATAACCATTCTTAACTAATTTACCTAATGGTTCATACATCATATCAAATACTGAAGTACGCTTGTGGCTATCTTTAATACAAAGTCCGGCAACATTTTCTGCTTGACTTCTTAAAAGAGCAGGTGTTGCCGGATACATTCGTTTCATTGTATCCGTCCAGAATTTTAATATATTATCTATAGATAACTTTGTGAGAAATAATTGTTGTGTAACCAGTAATGTTGTTTCAAACATCATAGAACCACCCCTTCTATTAAAATCAGGCTCATACCTCATCTCTTTTGTAAATGGTATTCTTGATATATTTGCTGAATGCGGGTAACTAGCATCTAATAAAAAATGAAAACATATATAAAATACAAATCTCATAAAAAAATAGTCACGACATTTATTAATATATCCCAATCCAATTGTAGGAATTTTCTTATCTCCATGTTGGTCTATATCCTTTTTAGGTTGTGTACTCTCATCCTCATCATGTTGTGTACTCTCATCCTCATCAAGTTGTGTACTCTCATCATCATCAAGTTGTGTACTCTCATCATCACTGTCAGGATTAATATCAATATGTGGAAAAGTCATATTTTCTTCGTTAAAATCTATTGTAACATTTTTTCCAATATAATATCCTACTATTTCGTCATAAATATATTGTCGAATATCATCTACTGAACTATCAGTTGCACTAGGAAGGTCACCATGTATAGTTGAAATTCTTCCCAAAAAAAATTCACTTGTCAACATCTTTGATGATATATATTCAAGCATATTTGAATCCGGTGTAAATAATAATAGAGATAATTCTGGTGGTAAATGACTACTTTTACTAATTTCATAAATACTATTTATAAATTCAGTAAAATATAATCTAATTGTTACCCATATCCAACAAGTTCCTACACTACCTTGAGAATATGTAATTGATTTTACAGAAACAGATGTTGTTTTTGTTACCGGTTGTTCTGTTGCTAATGTTACAAGTTGTTCTGTTGCTGATGTTGGCGGTTGTTCTGTTGCTGATGTTGGCGGTTGTTCTGTTGCTGATGTTGGTGCAGGTGGTACGGTTAACGTTGAAATTACCTGTGAAAGATTACAAATTCGGTTAGATCGTCTAAGAGGTATTGGTTGTTCTGTTGCTGGTTGTTCTGTTGCTGCTGGCGGTGCTCGTGGTACGATTAATGTTGAAAGAATATCTGGAAGATTACACGTTACACTACGAGGGCGACTAAGAAGTATTGGTTGTTCTGTTGCTGCTGGCGGTGCTAGTGGTACTCTACGAGTTCGTCTAAGAGGCATTGGACCGTCGTCATCTGATAGACATTCTTCTGTTAACATTCCTCTTAACATTCCTGTTGTCAAGCCATCATACATTTCCGAAATCTCAACTACCTGGGATCTATGGTTAGTCATAGATGCATCTATATTACTTAACCCACTAGTTTTATCACCCGCAATTACATCTTCATCCCTATGAATAACTTCGTTCGCAATTACATCATCTTCTTCTTCATCCGCAATTACATCATCTTCGTCCGCTCCGACATCTTCTTCATCTTCGTCAGCAATTTCACTTTCTGTTCTACGAATTCTCGTTGATCTATTATCTTCTTCTATTGGATATTCTATTGGACGTTTTGATTTTTTACTACCACCACTAGAATTAATCAATCCTGAATTAATACTTGTATTTTGTATTACACTAATTGTAGCATATACTATATCACAAACGAATGATGGAATTACACATTCTTTACCATTAAATTTAAATAAATTTTTTTCTGGTATAGTAATTGTTATTTTTGATTTCAAATCCGGTTTATTGCTTTTATCATATTGTATTGAATAAATATGTTCTTTACAATATATATTTTTATCACCAAATGTAATTCCTATTATATACTTGTTATTTATTGGTTCTTTTAATTGTGTATAATATTCAATATAATCTTTTGCTTTTACTGTTTTAATATCTCCTGTAAATGTATTCATAAATGTAATATCGTATTTATCAATATATGGGTCTGTTATTGATATATAAAATATAGTCTTATTTTTTGAATCACGAACTGTAATTGCTTTAGAATAAGAAGTATAATCTAATTTATATTTATTTTTATTAAACTCACTACCATCTACACTCAATAACATGGGTGTCTCAAAAAATTGGTTTAAATTTATCTTACTTATAAAAGGCATTTCATCAATTAATATATCATTACCTTTTATATATAATTCAAGAAATCCTGTCTTTTCTCCATAACTATACATTAATTTACTTCCTGGTGGTATTGGTAGTTGATTAACACCATCTTTATAATGAGATGGAAATAAGACGGATTTATTTATTTTTATTATATTATTACTTTTTTTAAATATAGGTGGAATATTATATATTAATTTATCTTCTGTAATCTCACCAAAAGTGGTAATTAATTTAAAAGGTTTTATACTTTGAATATTTGATATCGTTGTTCTATTATTATTATCATCAATTAAAATATATTGTGGTATACAATTACGTGGAATATATTCAATTACATCACCTAATATATTTGTTAATAAATAAAAATCAAAATCCACATCTACTATTTCTCTAGAAATATAATTTAAATCACAAGAAACATTATGAATTGTGTTAGAATATAACTTAAATTTATACTGTGATGTTTTTGATAATAAAAAAGGTGTTTTATTTTTATCATGAAGAACAATATTCTTAAAAATTATCCCATTTTTTTTAAGAATTTCATTTATTTCATTTATTTCCAATTTGATAAAATCTTTTGGTATGTCAGCATTTTTATAAATGTTTAATTTACCATTTTTATACAAATTAGTGGTTTCATATAATTTTAACAATAATTCTTGCAATTGATAATAAATTATATTAGTAATATCATCATTCATTTCACTTTGAACGAGTTGACATAATTGCATTATTGTATCAATATCATTTGTTGTATCAATATCATTTGGTGTATCAATATCATTTGTTGTATCAATATAATTTATTATATCAATATCATTTCTTGTATCACCACCACCTATTTTTGAATATTTTTTTTCATGTTTTCTTTTTTTTATTGTTTTTTTTCTTTTTATTGTTTTTTTTCTTTTTGAACGTGTTTGTGATTGTTTATTACGATAAATATATTTTAAAGGTTCACTATAACTACGTCGTGATTCCGTTTTATTACCACCACCTATGTTTGTTTTTTTTGTTTTAATATTCATATATTTATTCATATATTATAAATAATATATGAATACATTTTAATATATGAATACATTTTAATATATGAATACATTT